TGGGTGTGGGGGGTGTGGGGAGGTGGGGGAGGGGGGGGGGGGGGGGGGGGGCATCTGCAGAAGATCAAAGCAACCTTTGGAGATAAGTGATGAACACGTACACCCATGAAGACCTGAAGAGCATGGCTGAAGATGTTAAGCTGGCCCAGTTCCTGCGCGACATCTACAAGTGGGAAGATGACTACTCGATCTCCTACGCCTCCCGTAAAATCCTGTGGGAGAACAAGCTGACGGGTAAAGAGCAAGATCCGAAGTGGCTGAAGAAGTACCGAGAACAAATGGTGCAGACTGTACAGGCTGTCCTGCGGTCGTGGTCCTACGGGTATTCCGAAGTGGAGTTGGAAGCTGAGGTTGCCGAGGATGTGGTGGAGCAAATACTCCGCATTGAGTGCCACAACATCGACATCAGGAAACCGGAGAAGATCCACGCCTTCTGCGGCGCAGTTTTCCACATGTACCCGAAGGTGGTGCGTGAGTTGGGTCTCGGCAAGCCCAGGGTTACTCCGACTGAGCTGCGGGCAGTGCTGCTCTGTAAGGGTGTTGAACAGCAAAGTGTGGAGAAAGTGCTGGCCAAGAAGAACATCAAACTGTACCCCGCGGCACTGGAAACGCTCACCACGCTTCTGAATACCCCGGAGATGGTGAGTGATCTACTCGACCGTGGGCTGGGGAGATGGGAGGAGCGGCATGAGCAGTGGCTCCCAACCCTAGTTGAGGCTGCAAAGGTTCCTCAGGAGGCACACCGACAGGCGGAAGCAGAGTCACGAGGGTACCGACCGTTTGTGGCGCACGCCATTGCGGGGACGACTTACGCCTGGGATCTTCTGGAGAAGTTCATCAGTGCCCTACGCCCGGAAATCCGGCGCCTGCTGGACGCAACTAGATCCACAACTGTGTATGAAGAAGACGAGGACGGGTACATCCGTCAGTGCTCAGAGTTCTCGTCGGCCATCGCGTACATGGTTGTATGGGGATACAAGGGTAGCGACGGAAGCAATGACCTCCGGAAGATCATCACAACCAATCCCTGGGATTCAAAAGAGGTCAAGACTTTCTACTTCGTGAAGGAGTGACATGGAAGAGTGGCTGCGAGTCGCGCAGTCACTCCCCGTAGGGCACTCAAGGCGGATCCGCCACGGACACGAACTCAGGGATAACCTGGTGGTCCACAACAGACCGGATCGGTGGTCTGCCTGGTGCTTTCGTTGTAATCGGGGATGGACTGAACGCAAGACTCATGTGAAACAACTGGAGATCAAAGTGGAACACAAGGACTGGAAGAAACTGCCTGAGGATCTGCAACATCCTCCGGAACACATCATGGCTGACCGGCTGTGGCGGTACGGGATCACCGAACATCCTGCCCTGCAGATCTGCGGGTACTGGCCTCGGTACAGCCCCTCTGCCCAGCGCCTGTACCTGATCCGTGGGGATCAGTGGGAAGGGCGGACCGTCAGCAACGAAAGCACTGCCCCGAAGTGGGTGCACTCGCATCCTTATTCGGAGTTCCGTGTTCATGGTCCGTCTGGCTGCCGTCCTCCGAAACCCTTCGTCATCGTCACTGAAGACGTGCTGTCGGCTGTGAAGTTCGCACACGCCCTGCACGGCCATCGTGAGGCGCTGATCGTCAGCACGCACGGCACTGGCCTGCACCGTGAAGTCCTGCGCCTGTTGGTGCAGTACGATACTGTGTACTTCGCCTATGATGGTGATGAGCCGGGGGACCAGGCCTTCCGCATGGCCCGCAAGAAGCTCTCTCCCTTCGGGATCACCATGGCCAAGCTGGCCATCCCTGAAGGGCATGACCCCAAAGACCTTACCATCGAAACCCTTCGTACCCTCATTCCGGAGTGATACCATGAAAAGCATGAACGCCAATGACCGCCGTGTTGCCAAAGAGTCCTTCGATGACCTGTACCCGTACTCGGTGCAGCGTCTGGGGGACGACTGGGTGGTGTACAACCTGGCCAAGGAAGGTACCGAGGCCACGTATGGCCGTTTCAAGGACTCTAATGGGGCCTACAAGCTCGCCCATGCACTGGCCAAGGGGGAGATCACCATGCGACCTATGAAGGCCTCTGACAGCCTCTACGTGGCTCAGAAGGCCGTCAACCTCGGACCTGCGGGGAACAACCTGGCATGAGCTTTGAGCAGAATTTGCTGCTCACTCTGACTGATCGCCAGAAGTTCCGGGTGCTGGCGGGATCCGTCCCGCCTACCGTCTCTACCGAGACCAGGGTGCTCCTGAAGTGGTACAAGAAGTACTTCAAGGCTGTTCCCAGTGGACCCAAGCTGGACTTCGGCACCCTCAAGGAGATGGTCAAGCTCAAGAGCAAGGACAAGGAAGGTACGGACTTGCTCATTGCCCTGGTGAACTCGCTGGAGGCCGTCGAGCCTGACGAGGAAGCCCTGGCCGCTGTGGGCGAGCAGCTTGCAGCAGAGGACTTGCGAGGGAAGATCGGCGCTGTACTCGCAAGGTATGATGACGATGAGGAGGTGGACCTCGCCTTCGAGTGTATGCAACTGGCTGATGCCACGTTGCGTAGCACTGGGAGGCAGTCGGCACATGACTACGAGGACACCCCCATCGAGGAACTTCTCGCGGAGATCGACAAGGATGAAGGCCTCAAGTTCCGACGCTGGCCCACGCTTTACCATGGGCTGGTGGGTGTCATGCCTGGCATCAGTGTTGCTGTCGCAGCTCGGCCAGACAAAGGCAAATCCTCGCTTGTAGCATCCATTGCTACGGACTGGGCTCCCCAGGCTGCCAAGCTGTGGGGTATCGAGCGTCCGATGCTCTGGCTGAACAACGAGGGTAAAGGGCGACGACTGATTCCCAGGATCTACCAAGCGGCCCTCGGCGCCAGCACTGAACAACTGATCAAGTGGAGCAACGACAAGTCCCTCCGCAAGCGATACGAACAGGCCATTGGCGCTCCCTACGACTTCATCCGGGTCAAGGACATGCACGGTGCCAAGATGTCCGAGATCGAGCGTGTGATCAGCGCTGTGCGTCCCAGTGTTGTGTTCGCGGACATGCTGTCGAACTTCCATATGGGCGGCCCTGTCGGCGCCAAGCATGAGGAGATCGAGCAGGTCTGGGTCATGATGCGGGAGCTTGCAGCCCGGTATGACTTCGTGTCTGTCGGCACCATCCAGATCAGTCAGGAAGGGGCGAACATGCTGTACCCTCCCCAGTCAGCCTTGAAGGAATCCAAGACTGGCGTACAGGGTGCGGTGGACCTGCTGCTGATGGCAGGGAACTATGAGGCTGAGAACTCGGAGATCCGGGGCTTCAGCACAACCAAGAACAAGCTGCAGAAGAGTGGCCATCCGACGTACCTGAAGGCGTCGATCCACTTCGACTCTGCACTGTGCAACTTCACGGAGGTAGAATGAGCAAGGTACTCATGAAAGGCGTCTCGATCAAGAGAGGCGATGAACTCGGTTTCCCCGTCATTGCTGAGGAGAAGCTGGACGGTGTGCGCTGCCTCGTGCAGGTGCTGGGCAACCGCGTGAACTACATCAGCTACGCCGGCAAGGAGCTGCACAACCTCAGCGACTATGATGGGCTGTGGCTCCGCATCCGCGACGAGTTCAACCTCGCCATGTTCGACTGCGAGTTCGTGTACCAGGACTTCGATGCCACCTACAAGGTGGTTCGGTCCAAGAAGCGGCCTGCATGGTTCGATCCTCTGGACGGACGGTTCTTCCTGCTGGACAACCCGACCCGTGCCCTGACGTACCGCCCGACCCTCCTGAAGCTCGCGGAGATTGCGGACAGCGGGTACCCAACCATCCGTCGGCCGTACAAGGAGTACTGCCACAGCCTGGCAGACGTACAAGACCTGTTCAATCGTGTGGTGACGAACGGTGGCGAGGGTCTCATGCTGAAGGCCCCGTTCGGGTACTACACCCCGGGTGGTCGCACCAAAGCCTGGGGCAAGCTGAAGCGGCAGGAGACTATGGACGGGCAGATCATGTTCCTGTCGGAGGCCATCGACAAGAATGGCAACCCCAAGGGGGAAGTGGGGAGTTTCACTGTCCGCTTTGACATGGGCAACGGGATCCTGCGGAGTGCCGATGCCTCCGCATCCAGACTTACCCTGCAGGAGCGTCGGAACATGTGGGCAAACAGGAGGCAACTGGAAGCCAAGTGGTGTGAAGTGCAGTACATGCAGGTGGATCGGGCAGGCGGGCTCCGGCATCCTGTGTTCCTGCGGATTCGGGAGGACAAGGAATGAACAGACCCGCCAAAACCATCATGGCCAGTGTACAGGTGGTGCACTACCGAGGATCTACCGGGTACTGGGTGGAAGCACACCCGGAGGATCTCAAGCAAGGGTACCGGGCAGGGCCATTCCTGCTCAGCGATGCCATCGAAGAAGCGCAAAAGCAGCTTAACAAGATGGTGACACAAACCATGTACAACGACATCTGAGGTTGTAATGAGCAAGCTGTCAAAAGAGCTGCACATGTTCGTGGCGGATCAGTGGATCCAGGGGAATGCACAGGCGCCTACGGTTCACTACGTCTGGGGGAAGCCTCAGGCATGTCAGGTGATGGTGGGCAGCAAGCACCGGAACTTTGAGAACCTGGGAGCGCACACCGCAACCAAGATGCTCCAAGGCGCCGGGTGGTATAGTGGGGTTGCAAAGGAGGCTCAGCAGGTGCTGCACGATGCCCCGGTCGATACCGTGTACATGGAGTATTCCAGGGAGCGCCTGGACTCGATCTTCATTGCTGTGCAAGGCCCTGTGCGCATTCACACGGGCTATCTGGAATACAAAAAAGGCCATTCCCCCGCCCTGTTCCTGCTGGCCGCCTACCGGGCTTACCAGAAGGCCGAGAAAGCTAAGGAGATCGCCCGAGCCAACGCGAAGTTCGCCAGCACTGCCCAGCGGTATGGTGCCAGGCCCCGCAAACTGGGGGATCTGATGCCGAAACGAGGTCACGCCAAGTCTACTCTGTCCGAAGCACAGGCTGAGGTTGTTGTCCGCCGTGATCAGAAACTGAACACCCTGCTGCTGCATCGTGACCTGGCCAATGCCCTCGAAGCCGTGAACCGGGTCCTGCACTGGGGCTGCAACGAACGGCAACCACCTTACCCCGAGACCGGCTGGAAGGATGTACCTCTGGACAAGTACAAGCAGGCTCTGCTGCGTCACCAGTCCGAGTGGCTGAAGGATCCCTCGTCGCTGGACGAGGAGAGTGGTAAGCTCCATCTCGCGCACATGGCTACGAACGCACTAATCCTGCTGCAACGCTGGCCGGAGGAAGGGAAGAGTGGCAGCACTGATCATTGACCTGGAGACGGAGACTAAGCCAGGGACTACCGTCGTCAGCCTGCCCTACGACCCTGACCTGTGGATCGTCGCCATCGGCATGTCCAAGACATCGGACTCCGAGACGTTCAAGCAGAAGGGGAAGTACTTCCGCTCTCGGGAAGAGGCAGAGGCCTACCAGTTCAAGATCCCCGCTGACGTGGATCTGCTGGTGGGCCACAACTTCGGGTACGACCTGCAGTGGCTGTGGGAGAAGTGGCCAGAGGAGGTCGAAGCCTTCTTCCGCCGGGGAGGGCAGATCTTCGACACACAACTGGCAGAGTACCTGCTGTCGGGCTTCAGGGAGACCTCCCCAGCCCTGACTGAGGTGGCGCCCAAGTACGGGGGCACCATGAAAGTCGATGCAGTCAAGGCCCTGTGGAAGGCTGGTGTGCGTACCAGCGAGATCGACAAGTCCCTGCTGTATGACGAGTACCTGATGTCGCTGGACTATGACTCTGGACTGGGGGATATCGAGAACACCCGCCGAGTGTTCTGGGGACAGGTTAAGAGGCTCCAAGAAGAGGGCATGTGGGACAACGCCATGGCGCGCATGGGCGGCCTGGTGTTCAACGTCATGGCAATGCGGTCCGGTCTGCACGTAGACATGGATGTGGCCCGGACCCATATCAAGGAGCTGCAGGAGGAGCAGCAGAAGCTGGACCAGCAGGTGCAGGAAGCATTCCAGTCTCTGGTACCTGAAGGTGCCCCAGTCAAGCGCACGGACTACGGTCTGTCCTCCCTTATCTTCGGAGGCTACTACGACTACGAGGCACCTGTCCCGAGAACAGACCGAGAGGGGAATCCTATCCACGTCAAGGCGCCCATGTGGCAGACCAAGGACGGGCAGTTCTATCCCTGCCAGGATGCTCCAGAGGGTCTGGACTACGTGAGGTACGCCTCGGGCAAGAACAAGGGTGAGCGGAAGATCTTCATGGTCGAGACTGAAGAGGTCCAGACCAAGAAGGGTGTACTCACAACCCAACTCAAGGGGCTGGTCAAGCGCAGCAGACTGGACCCCGAAGTCCAAGACAAGATCGAGGACGGGATCGGCAAGCGTACCTTCAAGGACGGCACTCCTGTACTCCCGGTGGGGCGAGAGATTCTGGAGATGGTAGCAGCCTCATCTGCAGTTCCGGAAGCCTCCAAGCCCGTTCTGAAGGCTCTGGTGAGGCTTTCCGAGATCGACAAAGACCTGGGGACGTACTACATCAAGGAGACTGAGGTCAAGACCAAGAACGGTGTGGCGATCAAGGTCTCCGGAGCCCTCCAGTACCTGCAGGAAGGGAACCTGCTGCATCATGAGCTTAATACCACACAGACGGTTACGGGGCGCCTAAGTAGTTCGAGGCCTAACCTCCAGAACCTGCCGAGAGACGGAACCAGCCGTGTCAAGCAGATGTTCACCAGTCGGTTCAACGATCCGATCTGGCTGGGGTATGTACTCGAACGGAAGGAGATCAGCCAGCAGACCTACGACTACTGCATGGATGGCCTGAAGGCAGGGAAGCCTGTCGGACGGATCATCGAGATTGACTACACCTCCCTGGAGGTCGTCACTCTCGCGTACATGTCCCACGATAAGAACCTCATCAAGGCTCTGATCAGTGGCACGGACATGCACTGTCTGCGGTTGGCCAAGAAGCTGGGTGAGAAGTACGAGGATGTGCTGCTGAAGTGCAAGGATGACAACCATCCTGAGCACAAGAAGTACAAGCAGATGCGGACGGATATCAAGCCTCCTGCCTTTGCGTACCAATACGGAGCTACCGAGTACGGTATCGCGCGCAGTACAGGCATGTCCGTGGAAGCTGCGAAGAAGTTCATCGATGACGAGAAGGCGCTGTTCCCGGGTGTGGAGCGGTGGTTCAACAACGACGTGTTCCCCAAGGTGCAGGTCAGTACCTGGAGTGAGCGTCGGATGGGCGCCGATGACAAGTACTACACGGAGACATTCGGGGAGTGGCGTGCCCCGTCCGGTACTCGGTACACCTTCAAGAAGGAACTGAAGACCGTGTGGAAGGACGGGCAGAAGCTGAACACTCTGCAGTTCAAGCCCACCCAGATGCGGAACTACATGATCCAGGGTGAGAGTTCCTTCTTCGTCCAGACCATGGCAGGTGACGTTGCTTACGCCATTATCAACAAGCCGAAGTGGAAGGGCAAGGTGTACCTTATCAACCAAGTGCACGACGCCCTGTACGTTGACTGTATCGACCGCGCTGTCAACGCTGTTGTTAAGCTGGTCAAGGGAACCATGGAACGGATCCCTGAACGGTTTGAGCCCTTTGGGTACAAGCCGGTAGTACCCTTCCCGGCAGCAGCCGAGGCAGGTCTTGACATGTTCACGAAACACGAGGTTCACGTATGAACGCCAAAACCAAAGCAGCCCCCAGCATCGTCTCCCTGATCAAGAAAGCAGCCAAGGATGTTGCCGAACTCCGGGGGAACATGCACGAAACCGAAGTCGGCGGAGGTGGTGTACCGCTGCCTGTCGGCCCCTGCTTCGCTACCCTGGTCGGTTACATCGAAGTGGGGGATCGGCCCCTGAGCCCGAAGGCAAAACCTGGGACCAACGCCACGAAGGACGCCTTCTCCCTTGCATTCGCAATTCAGCCGCTGAAGGCCAAGGCCAAGAACAAGGATGACTACTACCACGATGGTGTGCCTCGGGTGGTGTACACGTACCCACAGAAGATCTCCCGGCAGGAGAAGTCGAACCACAGCAAGTGGGCTCGCACCATGGACCCGGATGGTCTGTCTGGCAGCTTCCCTGGCCTGATCGGCAACACGTACATCACCGCCATGAAGGAAAGCAAGGATGGCAAGTACGTGAACATCGACATGGATATCATCCGGCCTGCCGTGGATGACCGTACTGACGAGCCCATCGAGCCGCCTGTCGCCTTCCCCGAGGATCGGTACATGCTGTTCATCTGGAACGACCCCACCGAGGAGATGTGGGCCAGCCTGAGTTACACCGATAAGGACGGCAACGCCCTGCAGGGTAAGATGCAACGCGACATCCTGGCCGCCACGAACTTCTCTGGCTCACCTATCGAAGAGCTGCTGGCCAACGGCGGTGTGCTGGAGAAGGAGCTGGAAGAGGCCCACAAGGTCGAGGAAGAACGCCAGCAGCGCGCCGACAACAAGAACGATGCCGGAGACGTGGAAGAGCCTGATGAGGACGAAGAGGAGGAAGAAGCCCCTCCCCCGAAGAAGGCCACTGGCGTGAAGATGCCGAAGCTCGGTAAGGCGGAGAAGCTGCCGGAACCTGTCGAAGAAGACGAGGATGACGACTTCGACGATGAGGACGAGGAGGAAGAAGAGCTGCCCCCTCCCCCGCCGAAGAAGAAAGCCCCGGTCAAGAAGGCTCTGAAGATCGCCAAGAAGAAGCCTACCCTGCCTGAGCCGGATGAGGACGAGGAATGAGGCTTGACCAGATCAAGGCCCTGAAGCAGCCGAAGGTCTGGTCTCGTCCGAAGAACTCCCAAATCCTTCTGATGGACGGGGATGGCGCCTGCTACCAGGCTGCCTTCTCCGTCAAGACCCTCCCCACGGCTATCAAGCGTGTCCAGCAAGACGTTCTGACCAAGATGTTCATGGCAGGATGCGGTCGAGCCCGGGTACACTTGACGGCCAAGGGGAACCGGAAAGCTGAGAGAGGCCGTGTAAGGGCCGCAAAGCCCTATCAGGGCTCACGGAAGGGTAAGCCTAAGCCTCCCCTATTGGAGCCGCTTCGAGAGGCTCTAGCGGCCTCTGGTGGCCTCCCAGAGGTATCCTTCATCCTGCAGACAGAGGTGGAGGCGGACGACGCCATCATCATGGACAGCTACACCTTCAAGAAGAACGGTGTGGTAGTCTCACCTGACAAGGACTTGCGCCAGACGATCCACCCATGGTATGATATCGGTACCGGGCTGGTGGACGAAGGAGCATCTCCTGGATGGGTAGGCCTGGCTGACATGGAGCGGACAGGTACCCAGAAGCTGGTGGGTCGAGGCATGGAGTTCTTCTGGGGTCAGATGCTGATGGGAGACCAGGCCGACAACATCGCGGGCCTGACACGCTATGAGGGCAAGACCATCGGACCTGTGAAGACGCATGACCTGCTCAAGGGCCTGTCTGAGCGGGACTGTGCTGTCCTGGTGCTGGAGGCCTATGCCAGGAACAACCAGAACGCCATTGCCGAGGCCTGGCTGCTGTACCTGCTGCGCAGCCCCGAGGACAATGTGCTGAGATACCTGGAATCCCTGAAGCTGCCAAAGTCCGTGCGTAACCAGATCGAGGAATGGTCTGCTGAAGACTGGTTCGACGACAACTACGAAGAGGGAGAGTATGAAGACTCTTGATGAACTGTACAAGATGCGCGTGAGCGTGCGCGTGGAGTACACCGACGCTTTCAACCTGCAGAAGCAGGTGTACGAGCCGGATGCCTGCCTGGTCGGCACACTGGATGATGAGCTGCACCTGAACTTCGATGCGCTGTTCGATCCCGACAACGAAGATGCCAATGACCCGGTGGAGATCCTCACGGAGGCTCTGTTCCGCAAGCTCGGGAGTGACCCGAGTGTCGGGGAAGTGAACTCCGTGACTGTCCAATTCCTGAAGGAGCCGAAGAAGCGTGGTAGTTAAGCTGCAGCGGTCCCAGATGACGGCGTACAGGCACAAGCTTCTGCGGGAGCAAAACGGCCTGTGCGCCATCTGCGGGAAGCCGCTGGACATGCTCAGAACCAAGGGGGAGGGTGTGCTGGACCACGATCACGATACCGGGCATATCCGTGGCCTCCTGCACCGCTCCTGCAACGCTGCTGAGGGTAAGGTCTCCAATGCAGCGGGACAGTGGGGTGCGAAGTCCACGAGCTACCCCGATATCAAGGTCTGGCTGAGGCAGCTCCTGGATTACTGGGAGCAGCCCCAGAAGCAGTACATCTACCCCTACCACAAGACTGAAGATGAAAAACGCCAAGCCCGCAACAAAAAGTCCAGAGAAAAGCGAGCTGCAGTCCGTGCGCAGAAACTTCTCTCTGCCCGAACCGCCAAAGGGGCCGGGACCAAAGATCCTGACGCTTGACATCGAGACGGCGCCTCTGCAGGGCTACTTCTGGGGTCTGTTCGATCAGACCATCGGCCTGAACCAGCTCAGTAAGGACTGGTACATCCTGTCCTACGGGGCCAAGTGGGCAGATGGTCCTGTGTTCTATGAGGACGTGATCGACGATGGTTTCTCGGATGAGCATATCGTCCGGAACCTCCGCACCCTGCTGGACCAGGCCGATATCGTGGTCACTCAGAACGGGGTGAAGTTCGACATCCGGAAGATCCGATCCCGCTGGATGTTTTACGAGATCTCCGAACCCTCCCGCTTCGCCCAGGTGGATGTGCAGGTACAGAACCGCAGACTGGCCATGCACACCTCACAGAAGCTGCAGTACACGGCTGAGTACGTGGCGAAGTCCTACAAGGATCAGCACGCGAACTTCCCCGGCTTCGAGCTGTGGCGGGAGATCATCGAGAAGCGTCCACGAGCAGAGGGAGCCCGACAGGAGATGCGCACGTACTGCATGCAGGACGTTGAGGCAACCTGGGAGGTGTACCTGAAGACTCGCCACCGCATCCAGAACCACCCGAACGTGGCCCTGTACTATGATGATGACGTGATGCGGTGTCGAGTCTGTGGCAGCACTGAGCTGGAGGAGATCGGCAAGGCCTACACGAACGTGAACGTCTACCCGATGTACCTCTGTGAGTGCGGGGCTCACCTCCGGGGGCGATTCAGCACAACCTCAAAAGCAAAACGGAGGAACATTCTGGTATGAAGACGCCCAAGGAACTTCCATGGGACCAGGATCTGTACCAGCGACTGGATGCTCTCTGTAGCATCGGCGCCAAGGATCTTGCCGTGGAGAAAGCAGCCCGGATGCTGCAGAAGCTGGGCCAACTGTACGGAGGTACGGAATACGGCACCAAGATGCGGAACAAGCTTGCCAGCGTCTGGGACCGTATCCGCCGTGAGCACGAGATAGACACGAAGATCTGACATGAGAACCCGCCAGGAAGAGTACCAACACGAAGTCCAAGCCGATGCCCTGGCCCAGCAACGCTTCCTGGCGGAACTGTCAGTGAAGTGCGAGACGGGGGATCTGTCCTATGCCCGGGCTCAGGCTGTACTCGCAAGTCTCCATGACTCAGTGAGGATCCAACTCCAACGCATCCTCGATAACCATGCAGTCCATGGGAACCGAGGAGGGAAGAGTTCCAGGTGGGTACGGAACCTTGACCTGGATCGAGCAGCCTTCATCCTGCTGGAGACAACGATCAGGAACTGCATGCAGGGTCAAGGACAGATAAACCTCGCCCTCCTGGCCAAGCGAATCGGCAAGGCCTGGGAGTACGAGGAAAACTGCATGGAGGTCGAGGATCGGAGGCCCCTTGACCTGGAGTACTTCGAGAAGAACAACTACGGCTACCGACGGGACGAGAAGCTCAAGGAGCTGATCAAGCGAGCCCTTGGATCAGCCATGGCAGCTCGGGAGGACGAGGAGCTGATCCAGTGGGGCCAATGGGGTCTGCTTGCACTTCGGGAGGCGGGGATCATCACTACCCCTCCCCAGGTCGCCAAGCAGCCCCTAAAGGCCGTTCTGAACCACGAGGTGCTTAAGGTGCTGCTGACGTTCGAGCAGACCGACGTGGTGGGTGTATGGGACCGGCAGGAGGCGGCCATGCACTACCCTCCAGATCCCTACACCATGGCCACGGATGGTGGGTACATCTCCCCTACCCGGAAGCTTCGATCTCCGATGGTGCTCCACCGCAAGTACCGGAAGTCCCTACGCCGAGGAATCATTGAGTCCTTCACTGCTGAGAATCTCCCGGAAGTGTTCTCGGCTGTGAACTACCTGCAATCCATTCCATACGTCATACACGAGCCAACCCGACGTGCAATCCTGCAGGTGTGGGCCGCTGGTGGTGGAGTACTGTCGGTACCTCGGAGTTCCTTTGAGTCCGCTCCTGAGTTCCCGTACCCAGACCACGAGGGTACCTGGACTGACACAGAGAAGAGTGTCGTGGTCGAGTGGAAGATCAAGACGAAGCTGTGGGCCAAGCGGAGGAACGCATGGCAGACCCAGCTCCGTGACCTGAAGCAGCTACTGAAAGCCAGCCAATACCCAGCCGAGTACTGGTTCCCGATGTTCGTTGACTATCGCGGGCGCATGTACTACCGGGGATACCCGAACCCACAGGGTACGGACATGGCCAAAGGTGTGCTGCACTTCAGGGACAAGAAACCCCTCGGCAAGCGTGGTATTTTCTGGCTGAAGGTTCACATAGCCAACTCATACGGTTTTGATAAGGAGAGAATGGATGTTCGCGCACAATGGACGGAAGACAACTGGGATGCAATCTGCGAAGCTCTGGACCACCCCGAGGACTACTGGGAGCGGTTGGGAGATTCCCCATGGTGTACCTTCTCCGCAGCTTGGGAACTCCGCGAGGCATATCGTTCGAGAAGACCTGAAGAATATGAAACGGGAGTCCCAGTCGGGATGGATGCCACTTGCTCAGGACTCCAACACTTCTCAGCCATGCTCCGTGATCCCCATGGAGGAGTGCTAGTCAACCTGACCAACGGGGATGGCCAAGGCCCCAAGCAGGACATCTACAGTGCGGTCAAGGGTTGGGTGGAGGAGAAGCTGCGTCAGGAATGCCTCTCAGACGAGCCAGAACGGGCTCAGAGGGCTTCATGGTGGTTGGCTAAGGGGATCACAAGGGCGATGGCCAAAAAGCCCGTGATGACCTATTGCTACAGCGCCACGATACGTTCTGCTGCCGAGCACTGCTTCCAGGAAGTTCTCCCCGACATCGAGTCCGGGGTGGCCACGTGGAGGGAGCCGGGCTCCGGGTACCGGGACTGCCTGTACCTGGGCCGGCTGCTGTTCGAGGGGATTGAGGCCATGTTCCCCAAGGCTGCAGAGGCCATGGCGTGGCTGCGGAGACTGACGAAGCACAACGGAGATAAACCCATGCAGTGGGAATCTCCGACGGGGTTTCCTGTGGTGCAGGATTGTCGAGAGCAAACGACAACCGCATTACGTCTCCGGAGTACGGGTTATAAATTCATTCTCAAGCGGGAAACAGGCGGAATTAATATGCTTGAATCACAGAACGGTATTTCACCCAATGTGGTTCACTCATTAGATTCTGCCCATATGGCGAAGCTTGCAAATCGGATGAAACATAATGGATGTTCACTCCTTGCAGTTCATGACTGTGCATCAACCCATGCGTGCGATGTCGATTTCATGCAGGCTTCCATCCGGGAAGTCTTCGTGGAAATGTACGCTGGGAACCTTCTGGATGACCTCCGGATGCGGATCGATCCGGACTTTGAAGCCCCTCCACCCCAAGGCGATCTTGACCTAGATCAAGTTCGGTGGTCGGAGTTCTTCTTCTCCTAAGCCCTTGATTTCCCTAGCGAATTTTCTTGGCACCCATATTGGGTACAACACCTGACGGTGCCAGAAAATTCGTGGCACCCATGTTGGGTACAGAACCCACCGAAGTCCGACACCAGCGACGACCGACCGACCGACGTGATGCCCATGGGTATCACCGAGGGAGGGAGGGAGGAGCGGGAGAGGAAGGCGGGGAGGGAAGGAAGGGGGACTATAGGGGGATAGATAGGTAGGGTGGATGGTGAGGGTGGGGAGGGCGGGAGTAATAGCTATGAATAGATAGATACAGATAAAGGGTCTTTATTCTATAGTTCAATAGTAATACTCCACTTCAATACTCAATATCTATTCTACTTAATACTCTGTAGGAATACATTCATGGAAACTCAAAAGGTATACTTCTCAAGATTACAGTTACAGGCTTTGAGAAAAGTATTTCCTACTACTGTCCTTAATCCTAAGACTACACCTGTAGAGCAGGTATGGTTTTACTTTGGACAACAAGCGGTATTGCAATACCTTGAAGGAGTAATCAATGCCCAGGATAGTAATTCCCAAGAGTGATGTTGCTTTTGAAAGCACAGTACTTTATCTCTGTGATAAGTACTTACCGAAAGCAAGAGATCAGTATCCGGTAATGAAAGCATGGAGTATTGAAAAGCATATAGGTGCTGTACTCTCAATGCTTAGTACCGTTGAAGAAGCTTATCTGATCATCGATTCGGATGATTCAGGCGAAGTACTCCGGTATGCGGTTGTAGGGAAAGAGCAAGACATCCATGTGGGAGATTGCTACAGCGTCCTGTGCAACTACAATCGATTCTCAGACCGCCCAGCGTTTGAGTTTCAGATGTACGTGCTATGCTTTGCGTTGGAGCGGAGCAGGAAAGCCGGGTATTCATTCGTAACCTACACCCACATGCTCCGTGATGGAACAGGGTGTGTCACCAAGTTCAAGCGAGCATGAAGAAGACACGAGTCAACGTCGATAACTCCGGTATCGCTACTGCACAGCAAGCTCAGGCTAATGCCGCACAAGCAATCGCTGATGCAAACGTTGCAGCTCAGGTGCTGAAGAAGAACACCAGTGCTGACCTGAGTACGAACAACATCGCCAACGTGGTTGCTGGTGGATCTGCCGATCAGGTAGCCGCTACTGGGGATTTCCTTCGTAAGCGGAAGCAACCGACATCGGGCCTTTCCTCGGCCCTGGGGATTAACCTGTGATCCGAACTCCTGAAGCAGTATTCACGGAGCTGCAGGACGCTGGGGTAATCAAGAACTCGAAGCAGTACGGGAAGTGGACCATCCCGTCCATCACAGCCAACCTCAACGGTATGCCTGTGCAGTACCAGAAGGCACTCCCCATGGATGAGGCAGCGGACCTCGGCGCCATCCTGGTGAACAACCTGGCTGCTCGGCTGGTGGGTGTTCTGTTCCCCGTCAGCAGGGAGTTCTTCCGCGTCCGTGCCACCGCCCCCTCGCTGAAGAAGAAGCTGGAGGAGCATGGGTACACGGAGACCAAGACGGCAGACGCCCTCACAATGCTGACGGTACAGGCCCAGCAGGCCCTGTATGGCCAGCGTGGTCATGCTGCCCTCATGCAGACCCTGCGGCACCTGATCATCACTGGCAATGCCTGCATCTACCGAGACTCCGACCGCAGGACCATGAAGGTCTACGGTCTGGGCAACTACGTGACCCAGCGATCCTTTGACGGCACTCTCGTGCAGGCTGTAGTCAAGGAAGGCGTCCCTCTGCGCGCCCTGCCCGAGGACATCCAACGCAAGCTGTACTCCCGGGACGGGATCCCTGAGAATCCGGGCAAGATCGTCATCGACCGACACTGGTGGATCATCCGGGAAAATCGTGGCACCCATATTGGGTACACCGTTCGAGAGTTCGCCAAGGACATCGAGGTCAAGTCCCCAGACTGGTACCGGGAGGAGGAACTCCCCTGGATCTTCGCGTACTGGAACCTGGTGCCTGGTGAGCATTACGGCCGCTCCCACGTCGAGGAGTACGCCACCGGCTTCAAGATCCTGTCCCGCCTGAATGCTGCTTCGCTGAAGTACGCCATGGGGATGCTTCGGGTGATCTTCCTGGTCGGTCCTTCGGCCGCTACCCAGCCCGGTGAACTCGCAAAGGCTCAGGACGGTCAGTTCGTAGTGGCTGACGGTACACAGGTCACACCCTTTGAGCTGCCCAACAACGGCGGTAAGCTCCAGCAGGTGGACGCCAAGATCGATGCCGTGATCCAGCGGCTCTCGAAGGCCTTCATGTACGACGGCATCGTTCGCAATGCGGAGCGGGTCACGGCCTATGAGCTGCAGCGGGATGCCCACCAAGCGGAGCAACTGCTGGGCGGTGTGTACAACACCCTGGCGGGCCTTCTGCAAGTCCCCCTGGCCCGCCTGGCGGTCCTGGAGGTGCTTCCGGAGCTGCTGTCTGACCTACACATCAAGGCCTGGGATATCGACATCCTGGAGGGATCTGCCTCTCTGGGCCAGGCTGACCGGAGTGATCGTCTCCTGCAGGCTCTACAGCAATGGGGTGCAGCCCTGCCTATCGTACAGGCTGACCCTGACCTATCCCCCGAAAAGGTCCGTAAAGAGATCTTCACCGGGGCAGGATTCCCTGTCGGAGACGTTGCCAAGTCCGAGGAAGAGAAGCAGGCAGACAGGGAAGCAGCCGAGGCTCAAGCTCAAGCACAGCAGGGTATGGCGGCAGCAGACATGGCCGCAGACCAGTCACAACAACTCGCGCAAGCCATGGGAGGTTAAGCGCATGTCCATCATTTCCACCTTCATCCGCACGACTGAGTACGCTGCGGATGGTACCCCGAACACGTACACCCACATCATCCACCCCGATGCTGCACCGGCCACCCTCACCGAGAATGATCCGGTGGTGCAGGGCCTGAAAGGCCTGGATGACGGTCTGCAAGTGGGGGTCTGAACATGTCCGAACAACTCAATCAAAGCTCCGCTCCCTCTGTCCCGGCTCAGCCGGCTGCCACGCAGGACGCTGCACAGGCGGCACAAGGTCAAGGAGCGGACATCAATGCCCTGCTGGCCCAACTGAAGGCTCAGATCGAGCCTAAACAGGCTCAGCAGCCCCTTAAGCAAGTCCAGGCTGAACCGCAAGCCAACGAGCTGCCCAAGAGCCTCGGCGGGTACTCCGTGAAGGATGCGGACCCGACGACGTTCATGGCTCTGCAGGCTGCTCATGCCCTCGCCAAGGGTATCGACTTCGACCGTGTGGTGGGGAACGCCCTGTCTCGTGGGGATCCCAGCCTGATCGACGCAAAGTACCTCAGTGAGGCCTATCCGGAGCAAGCCAAGGAGCTGAAGCGGATTGCTACCACGCTGGTCGAGTACGTGACTCAGCGGTCGGAGCAGCTCCAGCAGCAGGTCTACTCCATGGTGGGCGGGGAGGAGAACTGGGATGCAGCAGTCAATGCCTTCAACCAGTCTGCTCCTCTGTCCGTCCGTCGGAGTGTGGCCCGTGACCTGGACAGCAAAGACCCGACGCGGATCATGGAGGCCGCTCAAACCGTGCAAGCATTCGCACAGATGGGTGGGTTCATGTCCCAACGGACTTCCAGCCCCATCAACCCCAACGTCCCTGCAGGAGGTAGCCAACAAGGTTTGTCCTACAAGGAATTCAAGGAAGCACTCGCCAAGCTGGATGCCAATGGTGGCCGACGTGACAGTGAGTGGGTGGACAACATTACCCTGCTGATGAAGGCCCGGGCAATCGGGAAGGCGGCCAATCGATGAGCTACACCCTCAGCAACGAACAATTCAAAGCCGAAGTCGCACGTGTGCGCAAAGGCAGTTCCAACTATGAACTCCAGTGGGCAGAGTTGATGCAAGCTCGCGCTGCTGGTAAGAAGGAGGGCAAATAATGCCGATGTATTCCAACGCTGCAGCGAACTCCCGTGCCCACTGGGCCGGTACTGCGGCAAACGTGGACGTTCACAACGAACTGATCCAAGCCCTGATCGAGGTGGGTATCCGTGAAGGCTCGACATTCGAGAAGCTGCGGCTGACCAACCCGGTCTCGGTCGAAAGCAACACCAACACGGTCGGCTGGCGCCTGCTGGGTGGTACGACTACCGGCGTCCGCCAGGTCGGTGAAACCCTGGAGCCGAAACGCATCACGAACGAGAAGGTCATCATGAAGGTTGACCGCTCGATCTACACGCAGATCCAGACTGACTTCATCGACGACTGGACCGCACCGGACTTCACCGCCGAATACACCGCCGAGATGGCCGAGGCCCATGCCAAGACCTACGATGAGCTGCACATGGCTGCGCTGATCAAGGCTGGTGGTTGGACTGCCCCTGGTTCTGTGGCAACCCGCTTCAATCCAGGTATCGTCCGGAACATGGACTGGGCGACGGGCGCCACTGAGGACGTGATTGCCCGGGCCATCTACCGTGCCCATGGTAAGCTGATCACCAGCTTCAAGGAGCGAAGCACTCCGACGAGCGGCATGATCACGCTGGCCAGTCCGAAGATGTTCGACCTGCTGCTGCAGCACCCGCTGTTCAGCCAGTCGATCTATCAACCGGCTGGTGTGACGATGGACAGCACCCACCGCATGCTGACCGCCATGAACGGCATCAAGATCGTTGAGGTGACGTGCTTCCCGACTGCTGCCGTGGCGTCGAGCCCTATGGGTGCCAACTTCAACCTGTCCGCAGACGAGGTCCGTGCCGGCCTGATTACCTTCGATCCGCGAGTGACTCTGATCACTCCGGTGGCGAAGGAGCTGCATGGCCATGCTGTGACCCTGGAACACGAGCAGCGCACCATCATCGGTATGGTTCGCATGTTCAACGTGGGTACCAAGCGAGGCGACCGTATCGGCGTCCTGCGCGACAAGGCTTGATCCCTTAACCTCCCAGCCCCCGGAAGGGGGCCTCATCCAATGGACCTACTCAAGCATCCCAGCACCGTCCTGGAGGCGGTCAACACCATTCTGCCTCTGATGGGCTACCTGCCTGTGGTTTCATTGGATGAGCCGAACTCTGAAGTCCCGAAGGTACTGCGCCTTCTGGCCCTGAACAAGAGCCTGCTTCTGGCTGGCCATCGCTGGTGGTTCCAGAAGATCCACCGGGTAGTTACTCGCCACTCTGGCGTGCTCCGCCTCGGGGATAACGCTGTCGGCTTCTACGCTGACGATCCTACCCAAGCCATCTTCTGGAACAAGCAGCTTGTCCATCCGGAGACTGGAAACCCCGCTGATATCCAAGGCAACACGGTCAGTGGGTGGGAGGTGTTCGACGTGGAGTACGAGGCCATGCCTCACAGTGCTCAACTCTACGTCGTTGCTTCGACTGTCATCATGTGTGCATCGAGTACGCTGTCTCAGTCCGATCTGCAAGTCTGGCAGATGACGAAGGACAGCGCCATGCTCGCCATGACCCAAAACCAGAACGACAACACCCAACCCATCGACCAGCACGGGTGGTTCGCTGCACAGCGTATCCTGTCCGTAGACAGTGGCTTCGGTGGCTGGGACCCTGTAGCGGGAGTGTACCGTGTTATTTGAATCCACCTACCCTCCCCTGCTGCAGGGTGTCTCTGAGCAGCACCAAGACCTCCGGAAGCCCGGTCAAGTCACTGAGCTGGTCAACATGGTCTGTGACCCTGTGACTGGCCTACGGCGCCGTCCAGGCTGTGCCTACAAGTGGCACACCAGTACTTCTACCACTGACTGGATCCACCTGTACACTGAGGTCATCGATATTGCAGGGTACCAGGCCATCCTGTGGGTGGACACTCACATGGGTAAGGTGTGGCTCCTGGACCAGACAACCCACGAGCAGATTGCGGAGTTCACCGCTCCCTACGTCCTGGGCAACAAGTTCAGCATCAGGACTGCCTTCGTAGGGGACACGCTGTACCTGTGCAACACCCTCAAGCGACCTAACGTCAAGCGTACCAATCCGTACCGCCGTTGGCAGTCCAGTGGGTTCGCTTACGTGCTCTCGGGCTCCTACGGCAAGACATACGATCTGACGATCCGTGGTCGCAATGGTGTAGGGCGAGTCGCTCGGTACACTACCCCTTCTGGCCAAGGTACCAATGACGCTGCACTCGCAACTCCAGAGTACATCGCCAAGCAGCTTGCAGACCTTATCACCGGCAACATGGCGGACCTGCCTGGTGTCGGTGTAGAGGTTCGAGGCGCCTACATCTTCGCGTGGACTTCAGATCCAGATACGATCATCGAGGTTACGTCAGACGTAGGCAGCACCTTCATGGTGGCCAGCGGCACTGGTCGAGTGGCCACTGTGTCTCAGCTCCCCGCCATCCTGCCTCCGAGTGGTGATCGTGCCGTCATTGCTGTGGGGTATGGTCGCGCTCCCCAGTACTACCGATATGACGGCTCCCAGCAAGCCTGGCTGGAGACTGGTGGCCCTAACAGTGTGTCCGCCATTGCCGACGTACCGGTTAGCATCTACCGGAAGAATGGTACCTGGTACATCGACTGGAGCGACTGGGAAGGCCGCTTTGCTGGTGACGACGTAACGAACCCAGACTTCCACTGGCTGTCTGCAGGCATCACAGGGATGTGTGCCTACCAAGGCCGGCTGTGCATCCTCTCCGGGAACTACGTGGCCTTCTCTGCTGCAGGAAACCCCAAGCGGTGGTACCGCAGTACGGTCACGGAACTGCTGGACTCTGACCCCATTGAGGTTGGTGCCTCCAGTCAATCCAGCGCCTCCTACACCTGGGGTGTGCAGTACCAGAGAGACCTTCTGCTGTTCTCCAAGAGTCATCAGGCTGTGGTACCCAGCACTGGCCAGGCGATCACTCCCCGGACTGCTACTGTAGCCCCTACCAGCGGGTATGCGACTGACACCAATGTCCCTCCTGCCATCATGGGTAAGACGTTGATGTACGCACGGCCTACTGCCCCAGGCTACACCGGCTTCATGGAGATGATCCCCAGCCAGTACACAGCCAGTCAGTACATCAGCGACGATGCTACCCCTCACCTGCCTCGGTACTTCTCCGGGGAAGTGGCAGAGTTCAAAGCCTCGTCCAGTGTGCCCATGGCTGCTGTCCTCATGTCGAACACCCGGTACCACCTGCAGGTGTACGAGTACACGTGGGACGGGGACCAGCGAGTTCAGTCGGCATGGCATCGGTGGACCTTCCCGTACCCCGTAGAGTCGATCTACTGGGTTGGTGGTCTGCTGCACATCGTGTTCAACCGGAGCAACAATGTCCGGATTGTATGCACCCTAGACCCCCGTGGCTCCTCTGAGTCTGCTCGTAACACATACCCGTTCCTGGACCTGCACTTCTCATCCTTCCTGTCGAACTTCGGTCTCCTGAGCAAGCCTGAGTGGCTGCGCCTCCTGGATAATGACTTCGAGAGGAAGTGGGTAGGTGTGGTAGCAGATCAAGGTCTGCCTGACTGGGGTATGCCTGTCCCTCTGGATGATCCATCCCGCTTCGACGTAGATCGCCGTGCCTCTCAGGTTCTGATCGGTCTACCGTACACCAGTACGGTCGTCCCTCCTCGTCCTGTGGTTGTGGACGAGAAGGGGGATGCGGTGCATACGGCTCCGAAGTCAGCAGTCGTCATCAAGTACACCTTCCACCTGCAGCGAGCCTACAAGATCAAGGTACTCGTCATGCGTGGTGTGCCCTATGGGAATCCACAGGAGTGGGTGTACCGGGAAGTGTATGCGAACCAGTGGGACGAGTTCAGCCTGGTGCCTGGAAGCACCTGGGCAGCTCCTGAAGCCGTTACAGACATGCCCCTGGGTGTGCAGATGGATGAACACTTCATCCGGATCTCCAGTGACTCGGTGTACGAGCTGAACCTGCTCGGTCTGTCCTTTGTCGTGAACTACAAGCCACTCTTCCAGAGGAGGTAACATGGTTTGGTTGGCCGCCGCCGCAATGGCGGTGCAAGTCGCCTCCTCGCTGATCGGCGGTCGGAAACAAGCCAAGCTGGCCGCTCGGCAAGAACAGGCGCAAATCAAGGCCCAATCCGAGGCAGAGTCCCGGGCCATCATCAAGGACCGCCTCGCTCAGACTGTCAGGAACAGCTATCAAGCCTCCCTGATGCAGTCTCAACTAGCCCTGAAGAAACAGCAGACACAGGGGCTGTCAGCAGGGATCAAGGCACAGGGGCTTGCAGCCCAAGGGGCCGCTGCCGCCAACGCTGCTGCTACGGAGAACACCGGCGCCAGCGTGGCGGCTGTCAGTGCAGACATCCAAGCCAAGCAGGATGTAGCCGAGGCTCAGAACCTGCTGAACTATGCTGCCGATGTGGACAACCACAACCGTGAGCTGGATGCTATGGTGATGAACACCAAGCTCTCCGCTCCAGACGGCACTCGGAACTACCAGTCCTCCGGGCACATGTCCGCTTGGCGTTCTCAGGCTGGTCTGGAGATTGCCAACTCCGTGGCCCAGTTTAGCTTCGGGTACGCTCAGCGGCGTATGTCCCTCAGTCTCGGTAACAACAGTGGCGTGAAGAGTGGTATGCCCTCTGGCTCCCTCTCCAAGCCTCAACTCTCTCTGTCGAGGTTCTAAATGGCTGATCCGGTTCTCCGTAACTCTCAGTCTCCCGAGTTCAACGTTGCGGACAACCGGGAGGCCCGTCAAAGCTCCATAGGAGGCCCAGGAGCCTCTCGTGGGGCGGATGTAGTGGGAGACTCTGCAGGCGCCCATTCAGGCTTCCTGCGGGCTCTAGACCGCCTCACAGGGACGGTTTCAGGCGGTCTGCAGAAGCTGGATGATCAGTGGTACAAGAACCGCTACCTCGCCGGCCAAGCCAAGGCTGGCATCATCAAGGGTGAGGAGGAGATCCAAGGGGATCCCCTGACTCGTGACTGGGAGGTGGCTGGGTATCGTGATGCCATGGGCAAGCTCGCCCTGGCTGACCAGAAGGCTCAGTTCAAGCAGGATCTGCCGAAGATCCGGGCCATGTCCGCGGACCAGTTCGAGGCCTACATGGCTGCTCGGCGGCACGACATGATGCCCGGCTTCAACGGCATGACTCTGGAGCAGCGTGCAGTAATGGCCTCTCAGATGGAGATGGAGGACAGCACTGACACTCGCACTTGGACGACGGAGCACACCAAGTACATCATCGAGCAGAAGTCCGCCGCGGTAGCTACCCTGTGGAACACTGCTCTGCAAGGGATTCACACAGCCCAGATTCAACACTCCGCGGGAGACCTGAGCGACCAAGCGTTCGATGCTCAGATCCAATCCACCATGGGGAACCTGGTGGGGGCTGTGTGGCTTGATCCCTCCCTACCTCGTGACGTGCAGGCCAACCTGACCAAAGAAGCCTTTGAGATGGCTTTGGCCAACGATAGCACTGAACTCTACGAGGCCATGGCTCGTACCGTGATGGACGATCCACAGGGAGGGCGTAGCACACTGCTGGCGCGGCTCCCCGCGAAGGAACAGGATGGGTTGGCAGACAAGTTCCGCCAGGCCAAGGAGCGTGCTCGGGATCGTCAGTCTCTGGCCTATAACGAACAGCTCGGTCAACTGGAAGCCTCTCTGAACGATGGTACCTTCACGGGATCCCAGGCTTCCCTCAAGGAGTTCACGGATGCCGCAGTGCTCCGGGGTGATATGTCCCGTGAGAAGCAGGCAAGTCTGTTCCAGAAGTACTTCACGGAGCGTAAGAAGCAGGAGGATACTACCTCCCTCGCGGCTGCCGCTGTCCGTGGAGACCTCCGGCAGATTCTCCTCTCCGGCAAGACGGAAGAGGACGCCATGACAGCAGTGAAGAAGCTGCTGGCCAGTCAGCAGGCTACCACGGAGCAGATGATCGATGTGGGTCTGAAGATGGGTATGAACGGCATGTCCTCCGGGTACAAGTTCGCCGGCTCCATCGCTGACGTGGCATTCACCCAGATGCGGAACCAGAAGGGGGAGATCCTTACCCAGCACAAGGCGGCGGTCGAGCATATCGTGAACACGCTCCGAGATGCTGAAGCCCGGGGTGACTCTTTCGCCCGCACCAGCATGCTTTCCGGTGTCTCAGAGGGCAACCGTGCCTTCGTGAACCGGATGCTATCCTACGCCGACAAGGGGCACTCCTATGAGGAAGCTCACCAGCTTGCCACACAGGATGCAGAGATGGACGACAAGCTGTCTCCCTCTGCCAAGGCTGCCCTTGCAGAAGGCCAGCAGGAAGCCGTCAAGGCTGCCATGGAAAGTGCCACCAGCCAGAACGCCCTGCAGCACCTGTGGCTGAACGTCAAGGCCCTGGGGTCTGATGAGGCTGCAGCAGACATGCAGATGCGCCCGTACTCTCCATTCTTCGGGGATCAGGGTAAGTTCTGGGGAGACTCTCCTATCGTCAAGGAGTACACGGACCAATACCGTAATGCCCTGTCGCTGGAGATCTCGGACGTGATGAACACGTACCACATGAAGTCTCCGAAAGATGCTATCGAGCTGGCCAAGTCCAACTTGGCGTCCCGCACCATCCAGACGGAGTTCGGTCCGATGTTCGCTCCGAAGAACTTCGACATCGATGCTACCTTTGGTGTCACCGGTGCCAACCGTGGTGCTGCAGCTCAAGCCCTGGCCGACCTGGCCAAGGTAGCTCACAAGGGGCAAGGTGGTTCTGCCATGCTGTACTTCAAGGGCAACCAGGTCATGGTGGCCAGTGTGGACAAGAAGGGCAATCGGGACACTACGCATGTTCAGGAGCTGACTCCTGCAGACATCCGTAAGCGTGTGCAGGAAATCACCAATGCTCAGGACAAGTACAACGAGGCTGTGTACGGTAACGGCTACACCGTGAGCACTCCTGGTGGCAAGGTGACGTTCAACGGGGACAACACTGCTGGTGCTCCGAACCAGTGGATGTTCAAGCTCCGTGCTTCCCTGGTGGAGCAGGAGGGTGTATCCAAGACCAGCTACAAGGACTCGCACGGTCAATCTGTCGGTGTCGGGATCTTCCACACGAACCCATACTACCCGCAGAACGCCAAGGATGGTAAGCCGATCACGGACGATGACATCAACGTGTCCTTCAAGCGTGCCTCCGATGACGTAGCCAAAGCTGCCTACGACTACATGGATGCCTACAACCTGCCACAGACCTCCAACACGTTCACCCTGCTGGGTCACCTGGCCTACCAGTCAGGTCTGAAGTTTGCCACCTTCAAGGACGTGCATGGTGGTAAGGGGACTGGTCGGTGGGCAGCTCAGCGTGTGCTGGAGAACCTGAGCCGTGGCAATGTGGATGATGCAGTTGAGTGGTTCAAGCTCACAGCAGCATGGAAGTTCAGCCCCCAGAAACGTCGGGACATGTATCTGAATCTGATCCAGAACTACAACCGGAACGATTGATGAAACAGTATCCTCAGCGGCACTTCGCCCAAGGCGTCTATGGCGACCGCCCCGAAGTCATTCAACCGGATGCCCCGGCGAAGGGCACGCTGAAGGATGGTTTCACGACGGTTCCCCCTGACCACTTCACCCGCATGTCCGACGATACCATGCAGGTCACGGCTCCCTTCCGGGATGCACGTGCCCAGCGTGAGTACAACGGACAGCTCGAAGAAGTCCCCTGGTACATGTCAGCCATGGCAGGCTTCATGCTTGCCCCTACGGCTGACATCTACCGCAGATTCACGAAGCCGGAGTTCGAGGACGATCCTCCGGTAGACCTGTTCCAATTCCTGGAACACACCCCTATCGTGCTCTCGCCTGAGGAGCACGAGTTCATGAGGGAACATGGTAAAGGAATCAACTCTGCCAAGTGGGCACTCTCCCAGGTCAAGGAGATTCGCCAGTACCGCCAACTGGCTGCTGAGAACCCTGGCAGCGCTTTCCTGGGCGGTGCTGCTGACCCTATTAACCTACTCCCTGTTGCCCGTCTAGGGAACTCCCTGATGGGCCGTGCAGCCTCTGCAGCTTTCTACGGAGGCCTGAACGTTGGCGCCGACATGGCTGGTCTTACTCCCAAGTCGAACCAAGACCTGATCATGTCTGGCCTGATGGGCGCCGTGGGTGGGGGCGTGTTCGGTGAACGAGCACTCAAGAAAGCCAAGGCTGCCGATCCGACTACAGACATCCCCACCACTGTCCACCCTGTCAGGGAGCCCCACATCGATGGGGACGTGCCCTTCGCTCCTGACTCGAATGAGCCTACCATCACTGGATTCGACGGTCCGTCCCGGGATGTAGTCCTGCGCCGTGACTACAACGTGGTTCCGGCTGCAGAGGAAGTCCCCTGGGAAGTAGTAGGCCCGGAGCCCCAGGCTACCCCACCCTTGCCGGTCCTGCCTGACAACGGGAAGCGTGCTGTCCCCGACCTACCTACCCTGGAGGAGCTGGAGTACACACCTCCCCCACCTCCCCCACCCAAGGAGCTGGGTTACGACTACCATCCGCCTCGGCTGGATCCTGAGCAGCCCACTCCCGTCCGGATCCCAGAACGTCCTGAAGACTTCCTGCCTGAGCCCCGTCTGCTTGCTTACGACAAGCCCAAGGCTACCCTGAGCCTGGATGACCTGGTGGAGACTACCTCCAAGATGGAGATCAACCGACTGCAACGTGCCGTTGCCTCCCTGAAGGCACTGGAGAAGCGTAAGGGCCTGTCTGCACAACAGCGGCGGAAGCTGACTGCTCTGGAGACCAAGCGTGCCCGTCTGAAGGAGGGTTCCAAGGTCTGGCAGGAGGTTCGTCGTCAGTTCGAGCTGCCCGACCCCGACATCGCCATCCGCCAGACAGTGGAAGCCATGCAGAAGGCAGTGGATGATCCTCGGTGGGCACACCAGCAGAACCAGCGTGTCCTTCGTGAGGTTCGTCGTCTGGCTGACCTACCTGAAGTCAATGAGCGTCCCAACCCATCTGCGATCAGCATGGGTTACGAAGAGGCCAAGATCATCTCTGGGGCTCCTACAGTAAAGCCTGTCAAGGTGGATCTCCCTACCCTGGAAGACCTGAAGCCCAAGGAACCCGTCCAGAAGCCCTCAGAAGCCCCTACAAAGCCTCCAGAGCCTGTGGAGCCTCCTACTATCCAGGAAATCGCTGCGAAGCATCCAGAGGCCTTTGATGACCTCCCGGAGTATGTTACAGCGGGTGACCTGGATGACCTGTACACCCCCGTGAGGGGTACGGACGGTGGGATGGAGTTCGTGGAGACGGAGAAGCTGGAGGAGCCTAAGCGCCCGCCTACCAGTGAAGGCCCCGTGTCCAAGGATGGGGTACCGTCCAAAGACACCTTCAAGGCTGACAAATGGAACCAGCCTCCCGAGTATTCTCGCGTGCTGGTGGATGGCAAGGTGGAGGAAGCTTTCCAGCAGTTCCCGGACCGTACTCTTGCGGATGGGCACCTGCTGATCCAGGCCAAGGTCTCCCGCAAAGTGCAGACCCTACTGGATGAGGTGGTTCGTAGGTTCGTCCCCAAGGACATTAAGGTACTTATCGCCGCTGACGCTCGTGACTCTGCCCTGGGTTCAGCCATCGTCGGGAACAAGTCCGCCAAGATCAGTATCCGTCAAGGCCTCAGTGAGAAGGAACAGCTCCATGTCTTGACCCACGAGATCGGACACGTCATCGTGACGATGGGCATCAAGCAGGCTGACGAGGCTGTCCACAAGGCATTCAACGCCTTGATCGACGATCTGCAGAAGGCAGCTACCCAACCAGGTAATGCTGCTACTGCCCTGCATTCCCGCCTGACTCAGTCTGCGTTCACGTCTCGGTTCCCTGAGCACGTTGCAGTGAAGCTCGGCAAAGTCACAGATGGCCATGAGCTGGCCCTGGCAGACATCATGCGAGACCTCGGGGGTAACGACAGGATTCTGAAGTACCTGCACAACCGGGACGAGTTGGGTGCCGACCTGTTCCAGAAGTACCTGCTGGAACACCTGCCCCAGTACACCAAGCCGCCCTCCTATCTGGGTCACGTGGTGCAGTTCGTGACGAGCCTCCTGAACAAGCTGATCGGGTTGTTCAAGACTGTACACAAGGGTGTCCCCATCGACTCTCGTGCAGCGGACTTCTTCGACAGCATTGCCAAGAGTATCGAGGCTACTGGTCGGTCTGGTTCGATGGATCGTGTGCTGCCTGAACACCGGGCACAGTCCAATCAACTGGACCTGTCTGCGATCTTCCAACAGCCTGCACAAGCCCGTCAGAACATCTCCTCCAAGGTGGCCAAGGGCCTGGCATGGAACATGCACAAGGCTATGTCCTCTCTGAGTGACGGCGCCCGCAAGGTGGCTGATCTGCTGTACGATGATCCTCTGCAGAGTGGCAACACCTCCATCGAGTCTCTTCGACAGGGTGTCCTGACCGATCTGCGGGAAGGGCAGGTAGTGTTCGAGCAGAAGATGCTAGAAGTCCTCGGCAAGCGTGGTGCTGGTCTGGCCCAGCGTGTCAAGAACTCCCGCAAGGCTGCTCAAATCCAAGCCGATCTGGAGAAGGAGATCTACCTGGAGATGGTGGCCCGCAATGAGGCACACGCCACTGGAGCTGCTGTGAAACACGCTACCCAGGATGCGGATGTACTCGCACTTGCGGATCAGCTTGACAAGATCAGTGCCCAAGCCCTCGGGGAGCTTCAACGTGCTGGTGTGAAGAATGCCAAGCACCTGAAGGTCACTCCCGGCTTCATCTCTCGTCAGTGGGACTCCAGCAAGATCGAGGGAGCCATTCGAGGGATGGGGGAGGGATCCTACGTGGCAGTGGCAGAGATGCTTGCCAAGGCTATCCAGAGGCGTACCCCTATGCTTCCGGATGACGTGGCCATGCAGGTGGCAGAAGCCATTCGAGATCGTGCTCTCCGTAAGGGCTACTTCGAGGACTCAGTGGGCGCCGGTGTCCCCAACCTGGTGAAAGCCAAGATGCGGGACAGCATGCGGTCTGCCGGTGTGGCTGAGAAGGACGTTGAAGCAGCCATGAGTGTCTTCGACGAAGTGACTGCTGTGGAAGGTGGTTCTGGCTACTTGAAGTCCCGGATTGGTATGGACATGCTGTTCGAGCACCAGATGCCCGATGGCACCATCCTGCGTCCTGTGGATCTGGTGGACACCAACGTCAGCAGCATCACGGATACGTACCTGAAGAAGGTGGCTACGGATGCTGGCTTCGCTCAGCGAGGCCTCACCAAGCCTGCAGACATCCTGAAGGTTCGTGAGTACCTCCTCCGTGAGGTTCCTGAAGGCAAGCGCCTGCAGATGGCTCAGCAGTTCGACGACACCATCTCCTACTTCAAGGGCCTGCCCCAGGGAGTGCGGATGAACGACAACTTCCGTCGTGCAGCGTCGTTCGGTCGGACTATCACCCTGGCAGCCTCTGGCCTGTGGCAGGTGACGGAGTACGCCTCGATCATGGCTCGCTATGGTCTGGGAGCCACCACTGCTGCCATGCTTCGACATGTGCCTGGTGCCCGTGAGCTGTTTAAGCACAGCAATCGGTATGAGCTGGCCAAGGTTCTGTCCCAGCACAGTTCCTACAACGTCCGTCTGCGGCCGTTCCTCAAGAAGTTTGAGGATGGCCACAGCATGGAGGCCCTCAACGGTATCGATCTGAAGCTGCAGCAGCTTGGAGACCTGGTGCCCTACGCCAATGGTATGAAGTTCATTCACCACCATCAGGCAGCCATCACTGGGGATCTCCTATCTCGGCGCCTTGAACAAGCCATCACAGGGAACAAGAAGGCACGTAGGATCCTGGAAGGGTATGGTATCCAGCCTGGCCAGTGGGACACTCTGGCAGACCAGTACAAGCAGCATGGGATGCACATTGACAACTGGGACGACAAGGCCTGGGATCATGTGCGCTCGCCTCTGTACCGTGCCATGGACGAGGCTGTGCTGCAGTCTCGCCTCGGAGACATGCCCACCTTCGCTGCTTTCGACCCGACTGGCAAGGCTCTGTTCATGTACCGGAACTTCGTGATTACAGCGCACAACAAGCTGCTGGCCGGTACTCTGGAGCGGCATGGTGCTGGTGCCCTGGGGCTGATGTTCCTGTACCAGTTCCCGCTGGCCCTTGCAGCCACGCAAGCCCAAACTGCCCTGATGGGCAAGGAGGACGACAAACCCATCGCTACCGCTGTTGCTCAGATGGGTGCACTGGGTCTGCTGTCTGAACCGTTCAAGTGGATGACCGGCCAATCCAACTCTGTTGGCGCGCCTGTCCTCATCCCGTTCGACCGTGGGGTCAAGGCTTTGCAGTCCGTGAAGTCTGGTGATCCTGCTGAGGTAGCTTCCCGCATGGGCGACCTCATCCCAGTGTATGCGGCAAACCCGGTCCTCAAGGCCATAGGAGCACGAGCACGTGAGTGATGTGACCTACGTGCGGGTCACTTCAAACGGCACCCTCAGCACTACGACGGTGCCGTTTGATGTTCCCGACTACAACAAGTTCACCCCGTCCGGAGAGCGGGTCACAGGCATCTCCGTGCGGTACATCAACGGCCAAGGGCCTTCCTGGTCCTTCGACCCTACTCGCAAGCTGGTCCTGTTCAGCCAGCCTGTCCCCTCGGGCGTGACTGTCCAGATCAGCCGCCACACCAGTCTGGACCTGCAGTACAACTTCGTCTCTGGGGCTCGCTGGTCAGCAGGCAACCTCTGGGCGGACCTGCAGCAGATTCTCCGGATCTCCGAGGAAGCTCGAGGCCTTGCCTCTGCTGGTATCTTCGGCAACCTGGACATGCAGGGGTACCGGATCCAAGGTCTCCCTTCTCCCGTTCAAGGGGATGAGCCGGTCACGGTGGACTACCTGAACCGGTTTTACCGAGAGCGTTCCCAGGAAGGTAGGATCGAAAAGCTGCAGTATCTGCTGCAAAGCAACACCAATCAGATTGCAGATATCAAGCAGCGTCTGGCTCAGGCTGGACAGGGCTTCTCCATCACGAAGAAGCAGTGGGATGACATGACGTTTGTCGTGGAGCACAATACCCACGACATCGACACCATCATGCAGATGCTGCGGGGTGGCGGTGGTGTAACCTCCCCCGGTGGTGGGGGTGGTACCCCGAACTTCACCTACGGGGCTGGCCTGTCAGCCTGGACCTGGGAGAAGGTGACGGACGGTGTGTTGCGTCTGCGGTACTCTGAAGCGGGTAAGCCCAATGCCAGCTTCCGATTGCTGCTCGGGAACTCCTTCCAGTTCAGTGAGGGTGCTTCCCGCCTGAACAGCCCCAATGAGGTTGTCCGGTCTGAAGACCTGCAACCCAAGTTCAATGAGTTCTCAGCAGGTATCACTGCCCGTCTGTCCGACCTGTCTGACCGCGTGGCTTCCTTGGAGGCTGGTGGTGGCGGAGGTGGCGGCGGCTTTGACTCCAACGCAGCGGAGATCGACCTGTCGGGCACCCAGCTCAAGGTGGACTCCCCCTCCGAGGACGAACATGCTGTCAACCTGAAGCACCTGGAAACTCGCCTGAAGCGTGTCGTTACGCTGATGGATGAGCGGATCGCTGCGAACACTGCCGCTATCCGTATCGAGACGAAGGACCGTCTGGATGCCCTCCGTGCTGGTGGGACCTCTCCCAGTCCTTCTCCGCAACCCCAGCCACAGCCTCTGCTTCAACCCTCCCCTGGAGGTAGCTCCTCGGCAGCGGTGGTGTTCGGAGTCAGTGTCCGGAACCGTACTGTGGAGCGGTACTCCTCCGGCACCTCCCGGCCTACTGTAGGTCAGAGTCCGAACGGAACCAGCATCTTCTTCCCCTTCCCTCTGAACGGGATGTGGGAAATCCGTGTGCAGTCCAAAGGCGGTCGTGCCGTTACCGAGAGCTTCGTCGGCTCAGGTAGCTCGGTGTCCTCTGCCTGGGGCGAGTACACGGTCTTCACGGTCTCCGGGTACACCGGGGTCAGCATCACGGTTCCCCCGAACATGACTGCTACCCAAACGTACTCCCTCTCTGCAATCTTCATCGGACAACCGCTATGACCATGTTCCCATCAGAGGCCCCTCAGAGCCTCCTGATGGGGCCCGAGGATCCTGCTAAGCAGCTCCCTGCCCCAACCACCTACAAGTACCTGGAAGCGTCTCCTGCAGCCGTTTACGGGTCTCCTATCGCCCGTGTGACGGATAACGTCAAGTGGGTCTCTGAAGGCAAGAAGCGTCGGCGGAACGACTACTCCCGTCGTCAGGCCTTCAATGCGGACAACACACTGTTCCTCATGTACCAGTCCGACGGGTACTGGTACCTTCACGATGCAGTCACCGGGGCTCAGGTTGGTGATTACCTCCCTGGCCTCGCTGGCGATGCTGAGCCCATCTGGTCCACCACTGATCCCAACATCCTATGGTACATCCCGAACAACGGCTGGGGCATGCAGCTCCACCAGATGAACGTGGCTACTCGGACTACCGTGCGGACATGGGATCTGGCTTCTCGCATCCAGGCACTCTGGCCCTCGGCTCAGATCTGCTCCTCGAAGTCGGAGGGAGCCCCTTCTCTCGACGGTCGGTACTGGTGCTGGCAAGTTGAGACCTCCAGCTTCACCATCCTGGGTGTGATCACCTTCGATGCTGTCGAAGACCAGATCCTGGGCCACATCGACTGTGGGCCTACGGAGCGTCCGGACCACACCAGCATGTCCCCCACTGGGAAGTGGGCTGTGGTGTCGTGGGCCGGCCAAGAGCATCTGGGCACCCGGGCCTACACCCCCGACCTGAAGTCACCCCACCCTGCTAGCCAGGAAGGCAATCCGTACATCACCCTGCATAAGCAGTCCGAACACTCGGACATGGCCCTGCTGCCCAGTGGTGATGATGCCTTCGTGTTCTGTGATTACCAGTCTCCCAACGGTGATCTGGTCTTCATCAACATGAAGACGGGCGTGCGTACTCCCCTGCTGGCCCTATACCACAATGGCTCAGGCACTGCATACCATATTTCAGGTCGCTGCTACAAGGCCCCAGGCTACGTGGTGGTGAGTACCTATGGTGAGTACAAGGACCGGAACCCTGATGGCCCTCGTCTGCGGAACCAGCCAGAGATGCGGTGGTACCACCGGAAGATCTTCGTGGTCTCTCTGGAAACCAATCCGAAGTTCTGGGAGGTGTGCTTCGCTGACTCGGACTACCAGAAGGCCTGGGGCACCAGTGCTTACTGGGCAGAACCCCATGCCACCACGAACAATGATCTGACCCGGATCCTGTTCAACTCGGTGCAGGGCAGTGATCGCTGGGAAGATGTGGAAACCTACATGGTCGCCCTGCATCCCGAAGCCATTCGGAGGTCAGTTCTACCCCGACCCCCAGCCCCCAATCCCAACCCTGGACCAGCCCCTCAACCTGGACCCCAACCCCAACCCCGACCCAATCCCAGCCCCAAACCCAACGGAGGATCAGTGGGTAACATTCTCGTCATTACTCCTACGGACGGTATCTGGTCTGCTGAAACCCAACAGAAAATCCGATCCACCGTCGTCGGTGACACTATCCGTCTCGTCGGGGAGTTCGAGCTTAACGATCAGTTTCAAATCCTCGGGGGTGCTCGACACCTCGATCTGAGGAAGGCCAAGATCACTGTCAAGGCCCCCGTCGGCAAGACTGCCTGCTTCCTCATCCGGAACATCCCTGAAGACTTCCGGGTGACTGGTGGCGAGATCACCTACGAGTGGGTGAACGGTGCCTCCCATGCTGGTGGTGTCCTGTACTTCATCGACTGCAAACGCTTCAGCGTCAGCGGCACGAAGATCAAAGGTGTGAAGGGCCTGCACGGCATCTACGTGGATGCACGCACGGTCAAGTGTGTTCCTCGGATCCAGAACTGTGTGGTGGAGTTCGCTGATAGCTCCTACAGGACTTCACACCACAACGCCATCTGGATGACCTCCACCCTCTCGTTCGCCAACGGGACCAACAACTCTCGGGACTCTGCCAAGGTCAAGGTCATGCCCCGGCCATTCGAGAGTACCCGTATTGAGGATGTTCGGATCCTGGAGAATGAGTGTCGTGGTGGCTACTACGGTATTGGCTGCTCTGGTGCTGTTTGGGGTGAGGTCCGTGGCAACAAGGTCATCGACAACGAGCGTGGGATGTCCTTCCAAGACTCGTGCGAAGACCTGCAGATTCACTGGAACCACATCTTGGCCAACCGTTCTGCTGGCATCCACCTTGCCTATGGTACCCACGACTGTGTGGTGGAGTACAACCGCATTGAGGGCCTGCTGAACAACAACGGCGAAGCCCTGGTCCAAGCCTACGTCGGCACCAACAACAACACCATCAGGTTCAACAGTCTCAGTACCATTGGCTCCCCTACCCACGCCTTCCAGGGCTCGCTGGGTGGTCTGATGCGCATCGAGAACTGCACTGTTCGAGTGAGCAAGGTCGAGAAGGCCCTGGTGGCTGCTGAGCGGTCCTGGGACTCGGCCCTGCAGCAGGGCTGGCATTCCCGTGCCAATGCCCCTGCAAACGAGGCTGACGGCCTTGAACAGGATCTGGACAACGTGGTGCAGGTCAACGACTGTGTGTTCTCCTCGGAGACTGCCGGCCAGACCTTCGCTATTGCCTCTGATGTCAAGGGAAGCTCCAAGCGTGTGTCCCTGAAGGTGGAAGACACTCAGGTCAGTGTCCCCGGTACCCCGGCTGATCTGGTTGTGTCTCCCAGCTCTACCGCAGCTATGGAGGTGGAGATCCCTCAAATCTATGGAGATGAAGCCATACCCCAGTACACATCAACCAGCCGATCCGGCAACCGCTTCGTGTCTGACTCAAAGCTGCTACAGGACAAGTACGGCTTCGTGGCTCCAGGTACTCCTGGTGGTGGTAATCCTGGTGGTACACCTACTCCTCAACCTCAGCCTGGTCAGCCTACTGTTCCTACCGACCTGTCAGGTACTCTAGCCGAGGGCACTGCTACTAAGCAGCTCGTAGCCTTCATCACCCGTCCTACTGGATCCTCTGTGGCCCAGTACGGGGATTGGATCGCCTTCATGGAGGTGCACAATGGTGAAGTCACTACCTGGCCTGAATCGGTGGACATCCCGCAGTGGTCCGGTAAGCGTGGCTTCCCTGCTGTCATCCTGCCGATGAACGGCTCGATCCAGTCAGAGTTCAAGTACCTGCGCCGCACCTACGTTGAGCTGGACGGTGCTCCCGGCTACCTCGGTCAACACCAAGGCATCAAGGGTGTTCAGTGGTATGCTCGTGGTGCTGGTATGCAGATCGCCAACGAGAACGTCACCCAGGTCAAGACTGCCACTGGGTGGTCTCCCGTCGTCATCGAGGAAAGTCCTAAGACCTACCCAGGTACCGTGGGTGAAGCTGCTCCGTCTGGTGTGGCCACCTTCGTGTGGGTGAAGGGTGTCGGCACGGACCTGACCTGTCAGTTCGTTACCGTGATGGGTGGTAAGCCTGTCGCCAACCCTGACAACCAGTCCTTCCGTGACTCGATCACCATCGCTTCCAGCAAGGGCTTCCCGGCTGTGGTCTGGCCGGGTACTCGACTGCCTGCCGATGGGAACTTCCGGAACCTGACTCGAAGCTATATCACTGTGCCTTCCGCTGCCTCTGGGCAGACCGGAGACTTCCAGGTGGCTCCTGCAGCTCTGGCCAATGCCAACAAGGCTAAGCTGGTAGTGCGGGATGGTGAGCAAGGGGATCTGCAGGATGCGGCTGTCTCCGAGTGGTTCGGTTCTCCTGGCGCTGTCATCCCCCAACCACAACCTGGCAATCCGGGTGGTGGTGGTGGTGGTGGTGCGGTAGCAGGTTCCAACCGCGAGTTCCTGGAGAAGATGTTCGCCTCTATGGCTCGTCGGAACGACATATACTACCCGGGTTGGGGCAACTCCAACAACAACCCTGGGGGTACTGCGCAGCAGAAAGGCGGTGCCCTGACCATGGGGCCGGCCTTCCGGGTGTCCCGCATCTCTCCCTCCTCTGCACTCTACCGAGGCACCGGGGGTAAAGGCCCTGGCTGGCATTTCGACGGCTCCTACACGGACGGCGACCTCGCCCGCATCGGTAACCAGATGTGCTCCACACTGCAGCTCTGGTTCTGCTTGGTGCCTGGGCCGTCTGGCGGTAATCGCACCCGTGTCCAACTCCGGGCTGGTGCTGTGTATGTGCTGGAGGAAGGCTCTTCCACCTGGAAGGTGATGTTCCGGGCTCCGAACATGTTCGGCTGGTGTCAGAGTCAGGGGCCATCCATGAACCCCAATGGAGGGGACAAGTACGCCGATATCCGACAGGATCTTCTGAACTCCCCCGGTGGGTACTCCAATGGGGTTGCCTGGATTGAGATGCCTACTAGCACTCAACGGAACTGCCACGGCGGTTTCGGGGATTGGGACATCTATGGCGGACAGCTCGTCGATAAGTCGATCAACTATGACAAGGTGATCGGCATCATCGGCACCATGGAGGCGCGTCTGGCCCCCGGATATGAAGACCGTGAGGTCGCTATCCAGGTGGGCTTCGATCCGAAGTGGAATCAGAAGCCCACCTCGACCTGGTTCCCAGGCTTTGTCGTCTCCAAGCTGCAGAAGCTCTCTTCGGAGTGGCAGACCGTGGGTGTTGCTAACACGGACAATGCCTGGGACTCGGAGCGTGGCGGTATCTCCATCACTCGCAACCAACTGCTGGCCACTACTGTGCCCGGTTATCGTTAAGGAGCAATCATGAGTGACTTCCTGAAGGGCATGACGCCTGAGCAGCGTGATACCCTTCTGCGGGGCCTCCTGGACCAACTGCAGATCCTGCAGGTCAAGGGGGCCATCGCATCGTTTGAAAGCTGTCTGCACCCGCCTGATGGTGGGGACCCTCTACCAATCGACGCTGCCACTCTAAGTGCCACCACGTCGATTCTGAAGCTCCACGGAGCCCATCTGGGCAGCACTGCTGTGGATGATCCTCTGGGTGATCTGCAGACTGATCTGACTGGTACGGGGGTCGATCTTGATCCCGAGGCCCTACAGGCTGCTCTGAAAGCCACCCTTGAGAATCTGACATTGCAATGAACAAACCTCGCCAGTACACCGACGCCCAACGCAAGTACGCTGCTGCCATGGTCAAGGCTGCCTTCCCGGAGTTCGAGAAGTTCGCTGAGTACATGGCAAAGCTGCATATCCCCGGCTTCAAGAAGCTCACGAAGATGCAGCGCCGCATGTGTCGCTTCCTCCAGTACGGCCCCCGTGTCCGTATGGTGGGTGCCCAGCGCGGCGAAGGCAAGACCTACATCACGGGCTGGTACGTGAACTGGCGGCACATTCAGGACGGCTCCGAGGCTATCCTCGTGGTATCCTCGGTGCAGAAGATGGCTGATGACATCGGCCGTCTGATCATCAACAACATCCGGTACACCCCGATCTTGCACTACATGCTGCCCGCTGGTTCCAAAGGGGCAGCAGACGGTGCAAACCAGTTCGACCTACATCCAGTCCTGAAGGGCCACCAGAAGGACCACAGCGTCGTTACCGTGCCCATCGGAGGTACCCTGCCTGGTCGTCGTCCCAGCATCATCATCGCTGACGACATCGAGTCAAACAAGAACTCCGAGACCGCTGTGAAGCGTGAGACCCTCGTCCGGGCTACTCTGGAGTTCTCCCGCATGAACGTCGAGGGAGACATCATCTACCTTGGCACCATGCAGAACAAGGACAGCGTGTACACCGGGCTCCCGGCCCGGGGTGTGACTGTCCGTCTGATGCCTGGCCGTTACCCTGCCCTCGGTGAGGACAAGTACGGTCCCTTGCTTGACCCGGACATCCGTGCAGAGATGGAGGTAGACCCCTCCCTCCGTACTGGTGGGGGCCTTCTGGGGAACCTGGGCAAGCCTACAGACCCTGAGCGGTACGACGAAGAGGCTCTCCGTGAGAAGGAGCTGGACAATGGTCCCGAAGGCTTTGCCCTGCACTACCTGCTGGACACCTCTCTCTCTGATGCCCTGAAGTTCCAACTGAAGACCCGAGATCTGATGCTCCTGGATTGCCCCCAGGACCGTATCCCACTCGATGTGATGTGGTTCGGGGATCGAGAACACCAGGTCACTCTGGATGCCTCCCTTGGCCTGCAGGCTGCGTACATCCAGGAAGCCATGGTTGTCGATGGCTTCGGCTTCGAACCTCCTAAAGGGATCTGGTGTGCCATTGATCCTGCTGGCCAAGGTGGTGACGAGACCGTCCTGATGGCTGGCTGCTCTGTAGGCCGCACCATTCACATCCTGGACATGGATGCCTTCCGGGGTGGTCTTGGTCCAGACACTGCAGATCGGATCCTGCACTTCTTCCGACGTAACCAGGTGGAGTTCATCTACGTCGAGAAGAACATGGGTCACGGCCTGTTCGGCCTCGGCCTTCGGAACCTGCTGCAAGGCACTGACCAGGAACATCTGGCCGCCTGCATCACTGAGGAGTACAGCACCGGGCAGAAGGAGAAGCGAATCATCGAGACCCTCCGTCCTCTGATGGAGCGTCACCGGATCTGCATCCACCGTCGAGTCCTGGATCAGGACATGAAGCTGCTTCTGGTATACGGTATCCAGGAGCGTCGGGTGTTCAGCCTGATGTACCAGCTCACGAACATTACCGTCGATAGAGGGTCGCTCCTACACGATGACAGGCTGGATGCCCTGGCCATGCTTGTAAGCCGACTCGCCCCCGCAGTCATGAACGATCCTCTCAAGCAGGTTGAGGAGGCTGAAGAAGCCAAGGTTCGGGAGTGGCTGGAGAACCCATTGGGAATGCCATGGATCGAACATCAAACGCCGCAACAGCATCAGCCTATGGAATGGGATTGGTGACGGCAATCTTCGGAGGTATGACCGTGCAGGATGTAGCCCTGTGGATCGGTATCCTGTGTACACTCGGCACCTTCATCGTCAACAGCTACTACAAGTGGAAGGAAGATAAACGTGCAGAAGCCAGGGACAAACGTCAAAGCTCTGGTGTCGTCGGCCCTTCTGGCCGGTGCAGTGTACCTAGCACCGCACATGCAGATGTCTCAGAGGGGATTGGATGAGCTGAAGAAGCATGAGGGCCTGTCCCTGGTTCCCTACAAAGACCAGGTAGGTATCCTCACTGTCTGCTACGGAGACACCAAGGACGTTCACCCTCACCGTGTGTACTCCATGCAGGAGTGCAACACCCGCCTCAAGGAGGCCGTAGAGGCCCATACAGCCCCTATCGGGAAGTACGTGGCTGTTCCCCTCACCCAGGGACAGTACGATGCCCTGGGGGACTTCATCTACCAGTTCGGTGAAGCCAAGTTCCGGGACAGTACCCTCCTCAAGCGTCTCAATCGCTGGGACTGCTGGGGAGCTACTGAAGCCTTCATGGACTGGGTGAACGTCAACGGAGCCCCCAACCGTGGGGTGACTACCCGTAGGATCCACAACGTCCGCCTCTTTGCCCAAGGGTGTGCGGTCTGGGAGAAGTACGGACTTGGGCCAGCACTCAACACTGAAGGTACAATCGAATGAGCTTCTCTTTCAACGGTTTTCGCATCCTCCCGGGCAAAGGCCTGATCGCTGGGATCGTCGTCATCCTGATGCTGGGCCTAGGGCTTGCAGGATCACTCAGTATGGCCCTCAAGACCCGGGATAAGGTGATTGCCCTAGAACAAGTCCTGAAGGCCTCAGAAGCCCATATAGAGGCTCTGAAGGGCATGGTTGAAACACAGCAAGCTGCAGCCTACGATGCTGCTGCCAGTGCCGCCAAAACCCAGGGAGAACTGTCCCGTGCTCAGAACCGCATCCGCCAGGCTGGCTCTGCTGTCCCTGCTGTCCCTGACCGGGTGCGGGCTGTTCGAGACCAGGCCCAGCGAGAGCTTGAACAACTCCGGTCCCATGGCCCCTCCTCCGATCTGTCTGGTGGAGCCCGATGACCTTCCTGTAATCAGCACCTATGACGACGTGCCTGGTCTGGTGGCTTATGCTGCCGATCAGGCATTGTCACGTCTGCACTGCAAGTTCGCCCTGGAGGCACAGTATGCAACTCGGAACAACCAAGTCAGAAAGCCCTGAGTTCCAGACCCTGTACGGCCCTGGGCACCAGGTCATGTGGACACTCGCTAACACCACTGTTGGTCGTGGAGGGATGCAGGTATCCTTCCGCTTCCGTGCTCAGAAGGGAGGTCAGATGCAGGCCTTCCGTGTGTACATCCAGGGAGGCCCTGGGTACTCCGCGGGTGACGGCGGTATCCTCCGCTTCAGCATCCGTAGGGACAACGGCTCTGGCCTGCCTACTGATCGAGTCCTCGGATCTGCCACCTGGACTCCTCCCAGCAATGCCCTGAATGCTGCCACCTTCCCCAGGATCAACCTCTCCGCTCCTCTGGTGGAAGGAGAGGTGTACCACCTGTTCCAGGAAAACATCCACGGGAACCCCAGTGGGAACTTCATCAGCACGAACAATGCCCAGATCTACAAGGCTGCTGGCCATCCTCACCGCTGGCTGTCTGGACGAGACTGGGCTACCCTATACCGTGGTAATGCTTCCTCCGCCTGGGTAGAGGGTACCGTCAACGGGGATGCTGTGAAGTACTGGTCCCCCATCCTGGAGATCTACACCAATAACGGATCCTTCGGGTATTCCGCCATGGAAGGTGGTTCTGTACAGGTCCGAGGCAATCAAGCCCTCTCCCCTACCCTGTACAACTACAGTCAACCTATCCGGGAGCTCTTCACTCCACGTCGTAGCATTACCGTAGAAGGTTTCTCCTTCCGGTACAGCGTGGATGTGGACGATCATTACCTCGACTGGGAATTCGGATCCCAGAAGGGTACCATCTGGACACCCTGGAAGAACAGCAGCACTCAACAGGTCGGTAGTAATACTATCCAGGGCGGTACCTGGGTAGACGTTGAGTTCCAGGAACCCGTCACTGTTAATGCTGGCCGTCAAATCCCTCTGGTATTTACTCCCAGGAATGGTAATATAATGGTCTCGGACACTCGTAAAGGTAGTAGTGTCGGGTTTAGTACCTGGACAGAATCAATTGGTCAGCGGTATTTAAATGGTAGCTGGATAAACTGGAACCATAACCACCATAATGCTGCTGGATCCGATGGCTCCTGGCCTGTGATGCTGCACCTGCGCCAGTGAACTGGCCTCCGAAAGGCTTGGCCTCATAGAAGGCCTCAGGAGCCTCTGAGAGCCCTCGGCAAGGGAATCATCCTAGGAAGAGCCTAGAACGCCTCCTAGGCCCCTTCTGAGGCCTCCTGGAGGCATTCCTGACTGGTTCCGTCGGTACAGGATGCAGTCTGGAGGGTAGGTTGCCTAAGAAGTAGGCATAGAGGGTACCTGTAGCCGTCTCCCCACCCTTCCGTCCATGCGAGTAGTACACCCACCTTGAAAATGGGGTCATAGTTTTTCGTACCTACCTCGACCCCTACCGCGCTCTTCCCCCATAGGGTACCTATTGGATTTATAACGGATTCAATGGGTGTGCGGTTATTGTTCACACGATTTAACAGACATGATGTTTAACGATGATCAATTGTGTCTTACAGTTAACCATTGAGTACGATTACTAATCCAATCGTTAAATGTTAATTGACAGTTAACCTTAGACGATATCTATAGGAATCGAAGATTCATAGGTGAGAATCCAATGGATAACTAAGGACGGATAGATAGGTATAGGGTAGGGAACAGCTGTACCCTTTGTAGGTACATAGACGAATAGACTATTACCCTTTGCTACTCTATAGGTAGACAGGCTATTACCTTTGGAATTACATAGGATGAGTAGCTATTACCCTTTGCTATCTATAGTCTGTATAGCTACTACCCTTTGGATACCTATAGCTGATCTATAGGTAGGTACATAGATAGCTATGGATAGATAGGTAGATAGACCATAGGTAGCTATAGCTCTATGTACCTATAGAACTACCTAGATACCTATATGTATGGATGAAGTATGTTAGCGGTACTAACTTCTGACGAGATAAGCTATAGATATCAATGAGTTAGATAGGATTAGGTACCTTAGTACTATGGTCTAGGGTAGCGGATGAGTAGGGTAGACGTGCTATCTGGTGACGATGCTGGTGGTGGATAGGTTGCACACCAGGTACGTTTAACCATTGATAACACTTAGGGGGTTGCATTCCAATTTTTCGTCGTTAGAATAGAGTCATGGTCAACAAACAAGGGTTCACCCCTAAGGATGGATAGAATGGTTAACATGGATTGCGGACACTGGGCAATGGCTGATATCGTTGATTTCTGCAAACACGGTACCGCTGGACACACTGGGATGATGGCAGAACGGTATGCAGACAGGGATGTTCTGAATGTCTTTAAATGGTACAATGAACGTACCGTGACATTCCTTCCGGCCACTCGCGTGATTGTGGAAGTCCACTACATGGATGGCGAACATGAGGAAACCCAAATACACGTGATGCAGTAATCGTTGACACTGGCTCTAGCACTCTGTTAGACTAATGGCAGAGTGCTACGGCAAGTGAAACGACAGACAGTAGGTGATAGAATGACGACAGCGTATGATCCCAGAAACAGGGCTTGGCTTCTTCCGCAAGACGTGTATAATTCGATGAGTAGGGCAGAACGCTTGAAGCATCGGAGAAAAGCGGTTAAAGCCGTTGAGCGGAAGTTCACACGCATCATTGGCGTGATGGAAAACGGAATGGCAGTCGACAAACACCGGATCATGGATCAGTGGACTAATCGAGAGCCGACCGGATCATGCCGCGTCCCTGACAAGCGCCGGTACAAATGGGAAAATGTCGGATTCGGTAAACAAGGGGTTGACAACGAAAACAAAGCATGAGAGCATAACGATACACAAGGGGTTGACTTCAGCGATAGCACCCGATACCATGGATGCTATCACGGGAGAAACCCGGGGTCGGATCAGAACCCAGACCGTAGCGGTGTGCGTCTGCGAAGAGTGGTAGCACACAAGCGTCGGATGATCGGCAGACACTATGCCCGGCAGCTAACAGACCGTTAGCGCCGATGGTCCCTGAAACAAGGGATAGTCGGAACGAAAATAGTGGCGGTACGCACCTAGCAACCGTGCAACATGAGGTGTATGGCAAAGACAGGCCCGCATTATTGGCCTGACCCGGCTGTCAGCTAAGGACGATAGTCCGTGACCGGGGAGAGCATCCGCTGACCCTGCCGGACCATGGGTCTACGTAGGACCGTCAGCGTGATGCCACAAGCGCCTATGCAAGGGTATGGGTGCTTATGGCATCATTGCGATGCGCTAGGATACCCCCTAGGAAGCCATAGAACGGCCCTAGGGGCGATCTAAGCCTTTGGGTAGGGTGATTCCCTTACCCGACACTGAAAACCGCTTGTAGGGCCTTCTACGGCCTTTGGAGAACATCATGGAACTGATCCGCAACCTTCCTGAACTGAATAAAGCCATTGCCAAGATCAAGACGGCTGGCAAGAAACTTGATGACACCATCCAGCTTGTGGGCCTGTCTTGCCTGCAGTATGCGGAAGATCATGGGCAAGTGACCCCGGCTTCTGACCTGTTCAAAGCCCTGCCGAAGGGCGCCCGTCGGAATGCGCTGGCCGAATGGATGGTGGCGTATGGCAAGATCACGGTCAAAACCACGGCAGAGATTCAGCAGTGGGCCGCAGAGAAAGGCAAAGACAAGGCGGAAGCCCCTGTCTTCAATTACGCCAAGGACAAGGCCACTGATCTTGCCGAAGCTGAAGCCAAACCGTGGTATGAGTTCCGGCCTGAGCGTCCCGTGCAGGAAGTGTTTGACGCGCAGCAGGCAGCGCAAGCCCTGCTGAAGCGGATCCAGAAAGCCAAGACACAAGCGGCTGAAGGCACGCTCAAAGTGGAGCATGAGAAGGAAGCGGCGGATACCTGCATCATGATCCTCGATGCCCTTGGCTATGACGTGAAAGCGGAGTGAACCATGTTGATCGCTGCTGGTGTGGCCGTGTGGCTTGCCCTGAATGTCCTGTTCCTTACCATCGTCCGAATCAACCACCTTGAAGACTGAACCCGGCCCGCTGCAGGCATGTAGCGGGCTAAACCCATTGGAGTACGTCACAATGAATCCGATTAAAGACATCATGGCCCTGAAACCTGCCGAATCGCTGACCATGGACATCAAGTTCCGGGACGGGCGCACTCGCAAGCTCACGGCGCATCGGCCCGATGAAAGCCTGTTTGTTCAATTCCACTTGGACACTACGCCGGGAATGCTGCTGAATGCGCTACACGGTGGTCAGCGTCACGGCTTCAAAGGTGTGGAGAATCCGAACATCAAGACCCTGCCTCCGTATATCATGGCTGCTGTGTTCTCCGCGATGGTTGCCTCTGGTGTGGAAGGCGAAGCAGCGGAAGAGATTCTGCTGAAATGGCGTCAGGCCTATATCCGGGAAATGTTTAAGACTCCGGGTAGTCTGCTGGAATTGCTGGCGCGGGTGTTCGGTGATAGCAGAGGGGAATGATGTGGATAATCTGGAAGAACTGGAAAGCAACCCGATCTTTCTTTGCATGCGCCTGAAGCCAGGGCAAAGCTGGAATTCCCTATCGAAGTGCAAGGTACTGGCCCGTACATGTTCAGTGCTCATCGCCCGGGTGAGGGCGAATTCCTGGACATTCGCCCGACACTTCTATACCTGGACCGGAAACTCCGGATTAACTCCCTGCAGAAACTGTACTGGGAGCAAGCACAAGACGTGTCGAAGCAGCGGCCGAACAAGAACCGGGCGCTGGAGCAACATGTGCTGTCTTCCATCCGGGGTATTCTGGATATGCTGAAGGTGCCGGGTGATGAGATTGACGACATCCTGAGGAAGATCAAAAATGAGTACGACGAGCATGGAGGCTATGATGACTGACCTTGGCTGCCCTGTTCTGCAAATCTTTGGCGTGTGGGTTCTGTCATGCGCTATCCTGCTGCTGGTGCAGTACCTGAATTCCCGCAAACAGCCCAAAGGTTGGGCTACCTCAGAGACCGACCATGATTAATGAATCCATACTGATCCCCCTGCTTTCCCCCGAGTACGAGCACAAAGTGGGCAAGATCCTCACAACTGGTACTGCCACCGATGGTAGTGGCGCCAAGAAAGAGATCGACATCCGCTGGGCACGAGGCAAGGCAGGCAGCTCCCTCGTATTCTGGCTGCCGGACATGGATCAGGAAGAGATTGATGCCCGCACGGCTGCCCAGCGCGCAAGCTGGGAACTGAAGAAGGTCTCCATCCGTGGTACAGAGAGGGAAAAGGACGTGGCGATCCTCGAAGCGAAGGAAGCCATGCTGAACCTGGGTTCCATCCTGCTGCTGGCAAACGTCGATGAAGACAACGCACGGCATGTGTGTATCGCCCTGTTCTCCGCATGGCTGGCCCACCACATGTTCGGCGCCGGTGCCGCGGGAGAAGAGTAATGGATCTGCTGACCATGGCAACCAATGGCCTGCTCTTCGGGTTCGGGGCGTGGGCCTCGTTCCTGATACTGGGTGGCATCGCTGTCCTGATCTTCATCCTCGGTAACGCAGTCTTCAACTTCGTGGAGCGTCAGAAATGAGGCTCATCGAACCACAGGCCCTGAAGGAAGGCATGTCGATTGCCTTCAGCACGTGGCACTACACACGTCCCGTCCAAGGGCGTGTACTCGCAATCGAACCGTGGGCCTCCCATCCTGTGAAGGTTCAATCCCCGGCGTTCGGCATCGCCCGGTTCAAGCAGTCTGAATTCCTGTCTCTGGAGGCAGCATGAGTAAATCCAATCCCGAACTCAAATCCGAATACAACAGCATCGCCCGTCTGCGTGAGCGTGTGCTACTGGGTCTCCCTCAGCACACCAACTCCCAGTTCATCGTGGAAATGCTGGTGGACGGCATGCTGAATGTCCGTCTGCGTGAAGATCCTTCGGCCTTCTGCGTGGTGGATGACGACCCCCGAGGCATGACTGAAGCCGCCCTCCTGCTGCATTACGCCCCTTCCCCACGGGATGCAGCACGCACGGCTGTGCGCTGGGGTCTGCGTGAAGGCGGTAAGGATGGCCTGCAGATTCATCAGCGTGTGGTCGAACTCCTACAGGAGGAGAACGAAGGCAGCCTGCTGCCCGTGCTGCAGCGCATCCAGATTGCCCGTGCATATGATGCTGTGCTGAAGGTCACGTGGCAGGCACAAGATGGCGCCGAGATTGTGCGCTGGTTCGATGCACGGGAACTCACCAAGCTGTCAGATGATGCGCTGGTGGACATGTTCTGCACTGGCAACCTTGCCGAAGGTGAGCGTCTGCCTGATGAGCCTGAGTACAGCCGCTGGCAGTACCTGAAGGCATTCTTCACTGGGAACCTGAAATGAGCAAGCCGAACATCAACCTGCTGCGCCACAACGCCAAGCAGATCCTGAAGGCGAACTACGACCATGGCTGGAAAGTTGTGGTGGGTGAGCAAGGCAAGGTCGAGCTGTACAACCCTCATGAAGATGTCTGGTACTATGAAGGGAACCTGTACAAGGACACGGGTACCCAAGTGGACTGGGCCCGCTACTGCGTGGAGCGTATGGTCGGTCCTGACGTGACCTTCGAGGAGTGGCGGTTCCATACCAAGACCGAGGCCATCGACAAGCTGATTGAGCTGGTCAAGGAAGACAATGGCCAGCAGATCAACCTGATGGACTATGGGCGCAGCCCAGCTCGTGTCATCCGGGTCACGTGCTGCGAGGGCAAACACTTCATCGAGATCATGCCGCGATTCGTGACGAAGCGGGACTTCAACCGCCTGTCGAAGGTACAGGAAGGCTTGAACTATCGTAACACTCACTGTGGTATGGTGGACTCGTGGTGAAGCAGCCTATCGTGTACGGACGTGCTGGGTGCGTCCAATGCAAGATGACCATGCAGCTCTTGCAGGCCAAGGGCTTTCACCCCGATTACTGTGATATCGATGAGTGGCCTGAGATAGCCATCGATATGCGCAACCGAGGTATGCGAGAACTGCCATTCGTGCGGTACGGTAAGACCGTGTGGAATGGCTTCCGACCTGACATCATTGGGAAGTTGAAAGGATGAGCAGACCTTTTGTGTGGATATCTGGTGGAACGACGAGCCGAAGCTCGGATGCTCGTGGTACTATTCGAGCATGTCGAAGGCTCTGCCGTACATCCTGAGAGCTTCCCGCACGGTGCAAGAGGCTGAGATCGCTGTATGTGACCCAGAGACCCGGGAGATCCTGGGTCTGTTCGGAGAGCTGTCGATCGGCGCGTACTGGATCAAAGCTGACTGCCCGCTGTTCGGGAAGCAAACCATCGAGCTTCTCAGTGCTGTCTACGCTGAACGACGGAATGAACCATGGGAGGTGAAGCGACGTGAGCATTGAAACCAAAGAAGAAGCCCTGTTGAACCTGATCGAAGCACTGAGAAAATACCCGGCCGAGGACTTCACGTACAGCCTTTCAAGGGTGATGTGCAAGTACGGGTATGAGCACTGGTACCTGCTGCAAGGGGACGTATGGTCGAGTGCCCTGAGCGGTACTCATGCCCTGTGCATCAAGATACACGACTGCTGCTTCATCTTCCCCCTGCTCCGGTACTTGCCGGACAATGCCGAGCAGCTTCTCTCCGACATTGACAACTTCATCTCTCACTACGCACGCCCCAAGGAATAACCATGAACGCACAACGCATCGTCTCCGCTCTGACTGTCGCCCTCGGCGCCTTCCTGCTGCAGCCCATCGAATCGTTCGCCACGAATACGCCCGGTGCTGACTGCGTGGGTCATCAGGCCTGCCAGACCAACAGCAACAATACCTCGCTCCGACAGCAGCAGGCACAAGGCCAGGCACAAACATCGCACTCGCAATCTGCTGGCGGGGATGCGAACGTCTCTTCCTACATCGCCCCGCACACCAGCCTGGCTACCGGCGGGTACGTGTACAACAACCGCACCCTGAGCATCACCCCTGTGCAGGCCATCGCCCCTGCCGTGGTGGCGCCGTCTGCCTTTGTCGCTGCCGTGGTGGACCCCACGTGCGGCCCTCGCCAAGTCATCCAGACCCAGGACGTGCACGGCACCATCATCGGCGTGTTCTCCGACACCCAGGTCAAGCTGGGTGAGGACATGTGGCTGGAGCCTGCAGAGGTTCCCTACCGCACTGTCGAGGTCATGCCGGGCCTGAAGCAGCTCATCGGCCACAAGGTCCGAGAGACCACGGCAGTCGTCACCACCAGTGCCTCGGGCGCCTTCGCCTTCGGCGCCAACGGTAACGGCGGTGCTGGCGGCAGTATCGGCGGTGCCTCGGGCGGTGCCATGCAACGCATGGTGACGACCATCCGACTGCAGGAATGCGTCTATGGGACAATTGACGAGCGTCCTAAGGCAATCCCCTCACCCGCTCCGAAGAAACGCCCTGTGGCCCGTTCTAAGGCTTCCCAGGCCCATCGTAAACCCAACTGCTAAGGAGCAACCGTGGTTCTGTACACGATCAGCTTCATTCTGATGCTGCTGTCCTGCATCGTCGCGGGTTACCAAAAGCGCGGGTGGAAGTGGTCTACCCGACTGCCCTCGTACATCGCGGTCTCGGCTGTACTCACTGCCTACCATGCTGCCACTGATGTGCTTCCTTGGGTGTCTGTTCGACATTGCTGTGGAGATCGCAAATGAAGGGGGGGGGGGGGGGGGGGGGCGGGGGGGGGAAGTCAAAAACAATCTTTCGGAGGAAGTTATAGCGAG